CCGCGAGAAGATCGAGGGAGAGCTGCCCCGCTTTGTTGCCACAGTGGAGCAGGAATTGGGCGCAAGCCGCGACGTGCTGACGATCCTTGAAAACTATAAGCGTCACGCCGGTCCCGATTTTGGCCGTGAGCTGGATGTGCTGACAGCGGATATGCGCTCGTCCTCTTACGAGGCTGCACTGGTTCGCTTCGAGGGACGGTTGGCGTCGCCCATGCTCTCGGACATCGTGCGTGGGCTCATCGGCGTCCTGCGCGGTGATGACGGGCGCATCTATTTTCAGATGCTGGCGCACGATATGAAACAGCTGGAGCTCCAACGACTCAAGGCGCAGGCAGCGAAGATCCCGCCCAAGATCCGTGTGTACTCCTTCGTCATGCTGGTCTGCTTTATGCTCATCTACATTGTGGTCATCCTCATGCAGATCCTCACCTCGATGGGAGGGCTGTTCGGATGAGAAACAAATGGAAGAAACGCTCCGGCGAGGGCTATATCGATACCTGCGTCCTCGTCCTCTGCGCCATGCTGGTGATCGCATTGGCGGTGAAGGTACTTCCTGTGTATGTTGCCAAGCAGCAGCTTGACACCTTCGCCGCCGAGCTGGTGCGGGAAGCCGAGATCACCGGCAGAGTCGGCAACGAAACGACCTCCCGCGCACAGGTGCTGTCTGAGCGGTTGGAGATCGACCCGGATATCCGCTGGTCCCGTACCGGCCGCATCCAACTCAATGAGGAGGTGACGGTGACGCTGACCATAGATGTGGACATCGGCTTCGGTGGGCTTGGCAGCTTCCCCATTGAGCTGACGGCACAGGCCAGTGGCAGATCGGAGGTGTATTGGAAATGAGAAAGCTGCTTTTTCGCTCCCGTTCCGGTGAAGGCTATCCCATGGTCATCGCCGTGACACTCTGCCTTCTCATGCTCTTTATGCTCATCTCCGAGTATTTTCGAGTCAACATCATCGTGCAGGGTGTGCGGGACGCGGTGCAGCAGGCGGTCATTGCCACGGTCAATGAGAACTATGACGATGTGTACCATTCTGTGCGGGAGGGCTATGCCGCAGGCTGGTTCCCAGAGGGGGACGGCGAGTGGTTCGAGTCCATCGATGCCGGTGACATCTATGGCAACCTGTCCTATATCCTCGGCCTTACCACAGATGGCGAAGGCTACATGAAATACGCCGGAAACGAGCTGGAGTATACGCTCTCCGACCTGTCCGTTCATATCTCCAACAACGCCATCGCATCAGGCCGGAGCGAGGGGTATCTCGCAACCGCCACCCTCCATCTGGAGGTCCCCACCCGCTTTGCCGGACGTGTGCTGCCGCCTGTAAGTGTAAATCTGCGGGTCGAAGCCAAGTATATCCCAAAGTTTTAGTGCTTTTATTTTCTTGCAGTAGACTTCCACACAGAGCTGTGGTATGTTCAGGATAAGATGATAGTTCATCAACCCCTACAAAGAAAGGAGTTCGATTATGACAGAGAAAACAAAACGCATCATCCTCATTGCGGCAGGCGTCCTGCTCTGCGCGGCACTGGTGGTGGGGATCGTCAGCCGCCTTGCTGCGGTACCCATGCCCATTGACCCCGCCATCTCGGACGATGTGCCGGACACGAAAGATCCGGTAGTGAACATCAGCGATCCGGAGGTAAAGGTGGATATCAAGATGGATGGCGAACAGCATGATCTCGGCAGGGATGCGGACAACTCCGGCACAGAGCAGACCATTCAGGGTACGCCCACCAAGCCGGATGCACCGGAGCATCCCAGCAAGACGGAAAAGGACCATGTGCCGGATGATGTGCCGGAAGCGGACCGCAACAAGGAAACGCCGCCCACCTACAAACCGGAGCAGACTGAGGTGAAGCCCCAGCCCACTGAGCCTGCAGGCGGTAGCACCAATGATGCCGGACAGGTATATGTTCCGGGCTTCGGCTATGTGACACCCAGTGGTCCAAACGATGGCGGAACGCTGGACGACATGTATGAAAACGGCAACAAAATTGGAATCATGGGCGGCTAAGCCCGCACAATCACAGGAAAGACACGGCTAAGAAGAAGCCGTGTCTTTCTTTATCTTCATGACAAGGAGAAATGCACATGAAAAGGCTTTTGCCCCTGCTGCTGGCGCTTGTGCTGGCAATATCCGCCATCGTTCCCGCCTATGCCACAGGCGATGGCAACTTTGATGGCGGTGGCGGCGGCATGGGGAATGGATCAAAGACAAACTACTGGAATCCTGGCATGGATGGCGTAAGAGTGTCTATCGTGGATGTAGGTTCCCATTCTGTAGTGCGAATCCCCATCGACTTAACCAACAAGGTTCCTGTAGCAAATGTTGCTCACTTCGGAAAGGTGTCCAAGTTGTCTTACAATGCGGGACGAGGATTGTCCGTATCGGTCAGCGGATATTCATATCGAAATCCGAGTCAAAGCTTGCCTAAGATTATCTCTACGGGCAGCAGCAAAGCCAGCATTGCAGCCATCCGAAGCTATTTTACCGATGAACAGGTTATCCGTTCTATTGCTGGATACGCAGGAATGGACTTCGATACGCTCATTAGCGGAGACTACAAGCTGGTAGTAGAGCCGCTGGCCTATCTTTGCTATAACGGTCAACAGTTTGCCATGACCGCCACGGAAGCGGCGCTGTATGATCAGGTCGTCAACGGCGATCTCAGAAAGAAGCTGGGCACGCTCACCCATAAAAATCTGCCGCTGGCGATTTTTCTGGAGGAAGCGGATCTCGGCTACACTGCATGGTCCGGTAGCCGCACGGAGAAGGCATCCAACGGTGACATCATCTCATCTCTTGGCATCGGCATCGTCCGCTTCAACGAGGTGACCACGCCGCCTGAAATCAATGACTTTGATTATGAATACCGTGTCAACACAGAAGTCATCACCTCCGTGGAGGTGCGCGGTGGACAGTCCGACCCAGACAAACCCGTATCGGTACGCTTTAACATTCAGGGCAGGACTTACACTGTCAGTAATGTTTACTACCCGGACGGCGACAGCCAGCTGGCGTGGGTGCGCTGGCGTACTCCCGCGGAACCCTGCGTCATAACGATTTCTGTCAGCGTGTCTGGCGGCGGCTCGGCACAGGGTACCATCACCTGTAATATCGTGGATCTGGACGGCAATGACCCGCCCAACCCTCTGGCAGATGACCACAACGATGCTTTCCGTCAGTCCACCATTCCAGAGAAAGAGCAAGTGACCTCAGCGTCCTGGGGCATCTGGTCACCGTGGTGGCAGGAGAATTGGGAGTGGGTAGAAAACTGGCAGAAATGCTGGCACACAGACCGCTGGACGGATGCGGACGGCAAGACCCACAGGGACCGCTGGTATCATTGGGTGGATAACGGCTGGTGGGAGGATCATGGCTGGTGGGAGTTTGACTATAACGGCTACTCTGCAAGCTTGGCCGGCAGTATGAAGATCACGCCGGACGAGAAGAGCCCCACAGCGACCGCATCCACGCTGAAAAGCGGCTATGGCGTTCAGGAGAAGGTGACCGCAAAAGTCACCACAAATCAGAGTGCAGCTGTCACGGCGGCGCAGAATGCAGTGACCTATTTCCCAGAGTTTGGCTATGAGAACTGTTGGCGGCTGCTGGAGGCAGATATCTCCGGGCGAAGCACGACATTCCAATTCAAAGCCAACCCCTACAGCACCTACAACCGCCGCACCCACTTCACGCCCATCTGGTATCCGGACGGCAGCTATACGCCCTACACATGGCTTCTGGATTGCTGGACGCCGGCAGGAATGCTTTCCATGAACCTGACGGACAGCGTCACCATCCGGGGGAATCTCTGGGAGGAGTGGCATATTGCTCCCGCAAAACAACGATAGAAACGGAGGAACTTATGAGAAAAAAGAGAATCCTGATTCTGACCGCCCTTGTGCTGCTTCTGTGCTGTGCTTTTTCCACCACGGCCTTCGCTGCCGGTACGGGCGATGTAGCTGGTGCGGTGGAAAGCACATGGCAGACGGCATCCGGTCAGATTAAGACCGTGGTGAACAATGTAGTCTTTCCCGCCATCGACCTGATCCTGGCAGTGTTTTTCTTCGCTAAACTTGGTACGGCTTATTTTGACTTCAGAAAAAGCGGCCAGTTCGAGTGGACGGCGCCCGCCATCCTGTTCGCGTGCCTCGTGTTCACGCTGACGGCACCGCTGTACATCTGGCAGATCATCGGAATTTGAGGTATAGGCAATGACTTTTTACGAACAGGAGCTTCGGAAGATCGTCGGAGAACGGTACCCCGACGCCGCTTATGTGGGCAGAGCCTGCTATGTGCGTCTGAGCGATATGAACCGGGCAAAGATTCAATTTGTCACTGGAATCGTCGCCAATCAGTACAATGCCCTGCAGCTGACGATCCTCAACCGCAGCGAAGGACAGGTGGATACCCTGCGCCTGCGCTTCTCGGATCTGCTGGGGACAAAGATGACCTCAAATCCCAATTTCCGAAACGGCGTGGAGCCGCACATTTGGGATGACTATGGAAAGGTGAGCTGGTATGTATATCACCCCACTCAGCAGGACTATGAGGTGCTGTCCGATGCGGTGTCAGACTATCTGGAGGTATTTCAGGATATGAGCCAGTCCGCTGACCGGGCGTGGGAGCAGACAATGTAACAAAAGCGTGATTTGAAGGCCGTACCAGCTGTACGGCCTTTGCCATATCCCAAAGCAGCTGGTGCGGCCTCACCCGGAAGTGAGGTGAAACCGATCAATGTTTATTTGGGATTTTGTTGCCGATAAGATACTCGGCCAGATCGTGGATTGGTTCTACGGTCAAGTCGTTGGTTTCCTCGGCAACTTCTTCGCAGAGATGGGAAACATGGGCGCGGAGCTCTTCACCATGGATTGGGTGCAGAGCATCGTTCTGTTCTTCTCCTATTTGGCATGGGCACTCTACGGCACAGGGCTGGTGGTGGCCTGCTTTGAAACCGGCGTGGAGTATTCCAGCGGCCGCGGCAATATCCGTGAGACCGCCCTCAATGCCATCAAGGGCTTTATGGCTGTCAGCCTCTTCACCGTTGTTCCGGTCCGGCTTTATGAGCTGTGTGTTTCTCTGCAGGGGACCTTCACCGCGGCACTTACCGGCTATGGGACATCCATCGGGGATGTGGCCGGAGAGGTCATGCAGGAGTTCAACGCCGTGGAATCAATATCCGACCTGACGGCAGGGCCGCTGCTGGGCTTCGGCAGCATCACCAGCGGGATCATGATCCTGTTCTGCCTCATCCTCATGGCTTATGCCGTCGTCAAGGTCTTCTTCGCCAATCTGAAGCGCGGCGGCATCCTGCTCATCCAGATCGCCGTGGGAAGCCTCTATATGTTCAGTGTCCCTCGCGGATATACAGACGGCTTTATCCAATGGTGCAAGCAGATCATCGGCTTATGCCTGTCGGCGTTCTTGCAGGCGACGATCCTTGTCGCCGGGCTTATGGTGTTCAAGGATCATGCCCTGTTAGGGCTTGGACTCATGCTCTCCGCCGGCGAGATCCCCCGTATCGCGGGAGCCTTTGGACTGGATACCTCCACCAAGGCAAACCTCATGAGTGCTGTCTATACCGCGCAGGCCGCCGTCAACACCACACGCACGGTCGTACAGGCGGTGGCGAAATGAGCAGACTGACGATGGGCAGCTTGTTCGATGGCATTGGCGGTTTCCCTTTGGCCGCGGTTCGCAGCGGCATCACGCCGGTGTGGGCGTCGGAGATCGAAGCCTTTCCCATTGAGGTGACAAAGCTGCGTTTCCCCGATATGGTTCATGTGGGCGACATCACAAAGCTGCATGGTGCGGAGCTGCCGCCTGTGGACATTATCTGCGGGGGCAGCCCATGCCAGGATCTGTCTGTTGCTGGCGCAAGGGCAGGTCTTGCGGGGGCGCGTTCCGGTTTGTTCATGGAACAGGTCCGACTGGTAAAGGAGATGCGAAATGCAGACAAATTACGAGGCCGAACAGCTCTCGATGTTCGGCCAAGATTTATGGTATGGGAAAATGTTCCCGGCGCCTTTAGTTCAGGAACGCCAAAGGGCGAAGACTTCCGAATCGTTTTGGAGGAGATCGTCCGCATTAAATGCGATTCCGTTTCAGTCCCTCGACCTGACTCCGGGCGCTGGGAATCTGCTGGGCGAATTCTATTGGGAGCTGATTTCTCCCTGGCGTGGCGGTGCCTCGACGCTCAATACTGGGGTGTCGCCCAGAGACGCAAAAGAATCTTCCTTATCGCAGATTTTGCAGGCAGATCCGCCCCTAAAATACTATTTGTCCCCGAAAGCCTGCCTGGGCATCCTGCGCCGGGCCTTTGAGCGCGGCAAAGAGCTGCCGAAGAAGCTGGAGCGTGCCCTAAAGATTCAGGCGGGGCTCATGCGCCCAGACGGACAGCCCACAGGATTAGAAGCGTACCACATCAACCAGCGGGATGAGGGTATCGACCTGCACGGTGTGTCAGGCGCGTTGATGGCAACCACCAATATGCAGATGCAGACCTTCGTGACACAGCCGGATGAAGCTGTTGAAGGCTTTGACGGCTACAACGGCGACCTGACCGGCGATGTGGCAGCCACGCTCGGCGTCAACTGCGGGATGTCCACCGGCAGAAACGGAGTCATGGCCTTTGCCGCCAATCAGCGGAATGAGGTGCGCGACCTCCATGATGTTGCTGGTGCGCTGGGCGCGCAACCAGGGATGAAGCAACAGACCTTCGTAGCTTCAGGCGTTGTGACCAAAGGCAACGGGGATTGCTTTCTTTCCGAGGAACGGCATACGGCACTATCAGCAGGAGGTGGTCAGGCAGGACAGGGATATCCCTGTGTGCTGACTGCCGCCTTCTCCGCGGGTGCCGGAGCCTCTGCTGGGGGCATAGGCTATGGAGAGGAGCTGTCTCCCACACTAAAAGGATCTGCCGGAGGGAATTGTATGCCGTCCGTTTTGTGTCTCAATGATCAGGGCGGCAACGTCATGGAGTGCAGCGAAAATGTGTCCGGCACACTACGGGCGCAGGAGCATGGACACCAACCTCTCGTATACGAAAACCACGGCATTGATAGTCGTTACACAGGGCCACATAAAGTCGCGCCGACCATGTCTGCGCGATACGGCACAGGCGGCAATAATGTGCCGCTGGTCGAGCAGGATTCCAATGCTATCTGTATTGCCGGAAACATTGTGGATCGTCAACCTCAAAATGGTGGCAACGGTCTTGGCTGTCAGGACGATTTGGCATATACATTGACTGCCACGGACCGCTTATCTGGATATCCAGATAACCGATCTAATCCCGAGGATTGAGTTATCCCGAGATTAGGCGTGGTCTGTTCGCAAACGTCTTGGTTTATCAATGCTTTTTGTGTGTTGTTCATAAATAACCTCCAGATAAGAAAAATTATAAAAATACCTCTATAATGGAGTTGGCGGCGAAAGTCGACTAACTGCATTCAGAGGTGTTTTTATGTCCGATGAAATTGTATTTGATGTTCTATGCACAAAAGTGCTGGATGCATTGCGGGCTCTGGGGCTTGGTAAGTTCAGCATACGAAACTACTACTACGAAGGAATGTGGCCAATCATAAAGGTCTACCGTTCCGAGGGGGTGATATTGTATAGTGCTGCCTTTACAAATGAAATTGTGGATCGTTTTCGCTTGGAACACGAAAACGGCTTGGTAGCCGACCGAATCTGGGCGAAAGTCAGAAAGGCTGCAGCTCTCTTTGAGGAGTATGTCCAAACCGGAAAAATCGTTTGGAAACGTGTTAGACCTGCTCCAAAAATCCCCTTGACTCCGTACTATCAAGAACTCCTGTGTAGCTTCTGTCAACATGAAGCGAATACACGAGCCATTGGATTTGAGAGTCTACGGGACGAGGAGAATGTCTGCCGCAAATTCTTTGCATACCTCGATGCCAGCGGTTACCATACTTGCCAAGATATTAATTTAGTAAATGTCAACGATTTTCTGCTGTTCATCGCATCTCAACGAAAATCGAGCATGGACAGAGTACGCAACACATTGAAACATCTGAGCGCATACTTGGTGTCCATACAAAACTGCTGCGATTTCAGCGCCGTATTGACTACTCGTCCTGCACCCCGAAAGAAGCTGCGACCTGCCTTTTCCTCAAAAGAGGTTCATACCGTCATGGATGCAGCGGCAAAAAATCCATCTTTATCGCTCCGCGATACTGCTATTTTTGCTGTTGCCGCCAGTTTGGGACTGAGAGCTGGGGACATTGTTCGCTTAACACTCTCGGACATTGACTGGATTCATCATGAAATACGCTTCGTACAGAACAAAACCGGAGTGGAACTGCACCTGCCTCTCGAAGCATCGGTAGGAAACGCCATTGCGAACTATATCCTTCACGAGCGGCCTAAAACACAGTCCCCAGCGCTCTTTGTGCGTTCCCGTATTCCTTTTGACGCTATGACCTCGACCGCTGCAGGAGACCGCCTGAGAAAATATATGAAACTCTCAGATGTTGAGTATACTCCGGGTGACGGCAAAGGTTTTCACAGTTTCAGAAGGTATATCGCCAGTTCCATGATAAACCAAGAAGTTCCCATCGATACCGTGAAGGAAATCTTAGGCCATACGCAGATAGGCTCATTGAAAGCATATATGCGAATCAGCCGGGACAAGCTGGCAATGTGTGCGCTCGGATTTGACGGCATCGAGGTCATTCAGGAGGCCCTGTTATGAGATATACGTTCACCGGGGCATTTGCACCCCATATTTGTGGCCTGATCGAAAAGAAACAGGCACTCGGCTATGACTACCACGGAAGCGCGTGCATTCTTCAAACCTTTGATAAATTCTGCCGTGAGCAATTTCCAAATGAGACCTGCTTGACCGCGGAGTTAGCCATGAAATGGGCCGAGAAGTCCAAGACCGAGCAAAATCTGTCCAGATTGAATAGGGTATCTGTGGTCCGGGAACTCGCTAAATACATGAATAGTGTAGGAGAACAGGCGTATCTTTTGCCGCTCCAACTCACGAAGAAAACCGGACGTCATATCCCGTACATTTATTCAAAAGAAGATTTGTCCAAGTTGTTCAAGGAAATGGATTCTCTGCAACCCAGCCTCAGATCGCCCACAAAACATCTGGTAGTATCTGTAATATTCCGAATGATTTACTGCTGCGGTCTCAGACCTGTAGAAGCCAGACGGCTCCGAAGAGAAGATGTCAACTTGTTTGATGGGACGGTGAATATCCTTGAATCGAAAGGACATAAGGACAGAATTGTTGTCCTGTCCGAAGATATGCGTGAACTGTGCAGAAATTACGACCAGCGCGTGGAAGCGATACATCCTGAGCGCAGGTACTTCTTCCAGAGTCCAAGTGTCCGAGGTGACGGAATGTACTCAATGGAGTGGATTATTCCGACATTCAGAAAGTTCCTTCAGACGGCAGGTATATCCGGATACGGTGAGATCCGTCCCAGACTTTATGACCTACGGCATACATTTGCAACACATCGGCTGTACCAGTGGGTAAAGGAAGGAAAAGATATAAATGCCTGCCTTGCGTATTTAAGTGAGTATATGGGCCATTCAAATCTCGAGAGCACGGCATATTATATTCATCTTCTTCCAACGCTATATACCGACTTGCCAGAGCTGCACCTTGATAGTTCCTTTGAAATGGAGGCGGATTTATGCGACTGAAAGATGAGAAGTTCTATAAAACAGTGAGGGATTTCCTTGACATCTACTTGATCAGGCACAAAGGCTATAGTTTAAATACACAGAAATCGTATCGAGAGGCAATAAATCTCCTTCTCCTCTATTTCAAGATGGAGCGTGGGCTTGAATATGCCAATGTTGGATTCGAGGATATCACTTACTCAAATATAACCGGTTTTCTCGAATGGCTCTCAAAATCCAGAGGATGTTCTCCGGCAACGGTGAATCTGCGTTTGATGGCAATTCGTTCTTTCACAAAATATGCAGGGATATTAGATTCCGGCAAAATCTATATGCAAGTCGAAGTCGGCAATATTTCTGTCCGAAAAACTCCGGGAAAAGTTGTGGAGTTTTTGACGGCTCCTGCATTGGAAACTCTTTTTGAGCAACCCAACCGCTTCAAAACGAATGGATGCCGTGACTTCTGTTTTATGCGATTGATGTACGACACCGCAGCACGTTGTCAAGAACTGGTGGATGTAAAAATCCATGATTTGAGCATCCAGAATTCTCATGCAACAATCTGCCTTACCGGAAAAGGAAATAAAATGCGAATAGTTCCCATTTCCCCATCTGTGGTTGAATTGCTCAAAACTTATTTAGATAAAGTCCATCCGACCGAGCAGAGAAAGAGTGATGACTATCTTTTCTTTACAATACATCATGCCCGCAAAAGCAGGATGTCCACCGATGCCGTTAATCTCTTTATGAAAAAGTATGGTGAGATGGCAAGGCAAACTTGTCCTGAAGTGCCGGAACGAGTACATCCACACCAGCTTAGGCATTCCCGTGCTATGCATCTGTATCGTGCCGGGATGCCGCTTGTCCTCCTCTCGGAGTTCCTTGGGCATGCCGACGTCAACACCACTCGAATCTACGCATGGGCCGATACAGAGATGAAGCGGCAGGCAATTCAAAAGGTATCTGGAGATACAGGCAGAATTCACATTGAACCTATCTGGGTAAACGATGAAGAGATGATAAAGCGTCTATATGGTTTGGCTTGATTTTACCACATTTTAACCGTGTTCATAATGCGACGACCAGCTATGATCTGGTCGCCGCAAATTTATTATCCGGAGGATTTAACATGAATTACAGCAGAAAAAACACTATCTCTCAACAAAAAAACGATGGCCAATCTTACTCCCTCGGGATAACTCAATCCTCGGGATTAGATCGCCATGCGGTCTTTAGTCGGCAACGTGTGGATGCCTTCAGGCAAAATAATGTGGCAAGTACCCAGAGCGCCCGTCAGTATAAGGACGCAACTGACCTAATTTGCCAACAGGCAGAAGTCTATGCCTACCTTATCCGCCGCTTAACACCTCTGGAGTGTGAACGCCTACAGGGATTTCCGGACGGATGGACGGACATCCCCGATGCTTCGGACAGCGCCAGGTATAAAGCGCTGGGCAATAGTGTGGCGATACCGTGTGTGGAGTTTATTATATCGCGGATTGCTGCAATGCTCCACGCTGCATAATAGCTTTGGTGGTATCGCTGGCTTTCGCATTGCTTCTTCGTTGGGTTTGGTGAATAGATTTTCTTACCTTCTTTCAGTATGCTTTGCTTGCAAAATTAAAAAAAGGAGGCATACCAATGGAGGGCAAAAAGAACCTCTGTGCGATGATCCCTGCCGAGCTTCACGCAAAGATCATGGCAGAAAAAGAAGAATGGGAGTTAAATACATTGGCGGAATATGTGGAACGTATCTTCGCCGAACACTTTGAAGGAGGACAGATTAGCATGAAAGCAGAACGCACCTTGGCAGTACAGATCCCGGCAGAGCTCTTCGAGCGGCTGAAGGAATATCTGGTAGCCCACAACCTCAAGCAAAAGCAGTTCCTCATCCAGCTCATCGAAAGTGCGTTGGAAGATACGGAAAAAGAATAACAACCACGAGGAAGACCGCGGAAGCAACCGCGGTCTCCCTCGTTCTCATCGGGGGTGATTAACCATGTACATTTATCCAGACAATCTGTCTGCAAAGGCTACTCTGTGGCTGTGGGAACTGCGGGACATTGGCATCATTGGCGTAGGACTTCTTCTCTCTGTCCTAGCGCTGACCCAGACTGGCATCGCTCTACCTCTGGTGCTGACGGTTGTCTTTGCCTTCTTGACCATCCGGCATGAGGGAACCAGCATTCTGGATTTCATCCGCTACGCTGCAGCATTCCTGCTGACAAAACAACAATACTACGAATGGAGACTTGACACATGAACAGAAAGCAGAAAAAGAAAGATGCCCGTGAGCAGTCTACTCGGCAGCTCATGGGCATTGATGATTTCACCGACTACGGCATCGCAACCCGCATGGGGAATCTGGTGTTTTTTGCTATTAAACCAACTAATATTTCTGTCTTACCGGGCTCCGGTGTAGGCGCGAGGATATATGCGCTTCTGAATGTCATTAAAGGGCAGGCGGAAATTGAAATGCTGGCTCTGAATTCGAAGGAGTCCTTCGAGAATAACAAGGATTTCTATCGACAGCAGGCAAGTCTTGAGGATCTGCCCGCCATCCGAAAGCTGTTGGAGCGAGACAGCGCACACCTGGATCGCATACAAGTGCTTATGGCATCCAGCCGGGAGTTTTATATTCTCGTTCGGCTACAGGGCAAAAAGGAATCCGATGTGTTCAGCTATCTCTCCCGCATCGAAAAGAGCATCAAGGATAACGGTTTCACCGTCCGTCGTGCCACCGAGCAGGATCTCAAAAGGATGCTGGGAGTCTACTTCGAGCAGAATGTGACCACCGAGCGGTTCGAAGATCACGATGGCGAACGCTGGATTATCATGGGCGAATAAGGCGCAAATTAGGGGTTGCGGGAGTGTGGATTTTTTGTTACGATATTAGTAGCTAATGCGCTCCGATGCAGGCTGGGAGGCACCAGCCCAAATCAAAAACAGCTATAATTTTATGCATTAGGAGCGATGTAATGATGAACAAAACTATTCCGGTATTTGATGAAGCGGGCAATTACATTAAAGATGTCTTCCCCAGATATGCAATTCAGAGAGTCCTAAAAGGGCAGGCTATTTGGATAAAGCGTAGCTCTGCCATTCAGGTATTGAAGCCATGTCCAATCCTTTCCGTCTTCCCCAGTATTGGAGTCTCTTTTTCTGTCCGCGATGCCATGAACAAACTAATTGCGCTCTTCCCAAATGATCCATATGCGCGTTACAAAGCCGCCGGTGCACTTGGCGGGGCATCGAACCACGGATGCCTTTCCTTGGACAAAAACGGTGTATGGATTAGAATAAAATAAATCCCAAACTGAAACCGCAGCTTCGAGATGAAGCTGCGGTTTTTTCACGGAAGAAAGGACTGGGAGTTTCTATGAGAAATCAAAAGTGCATAAGGAAAACAATCAGTGAGGATACAGGTATCAAGTCTTTCCTGGATATGATTGCACCCTCTGTGGTGAAATTCAATCCCGACCACTTTATCTGCGGCAACACCTTCCGTTGCGTATGGGCACTGCGAGAGTATCCGACTCAAACTGACGAGCAGGCACTGCTACGGCACTTAGGTGAGAAGGACGGGATTACTCTGCGCATCTACACCCGCCAGCTCACACCTGTGGAGGAGGATCGCATCATCCAAAATGCAACAAATAAAAACCGTATGGGCAGCTCGAACACAAACGACTTGCGGCAGACGGTCACCGCTGAAAGCAATCTACAGGATGTGGCATCGCTGATAGCATCTATGCATCGCAATCGAGAGCCATTGTTCCACTGCGCGGTTTATCTTGAACTGACCGCCCCAGACTACGATGCGCTGAAGCTGTTACAGACCGATGTGCTAACAGAGCTGGTGCGTAGCAAGCTCAATGTTGATAAGCTCTTGCTCCGCCAGCAGCAAGGCTTCTGCTGCGTCAGTCCTGTGGGGTACAATGCTTTCGGTGCTCAGTTTGAGCGTGTGCTCCCCGCCAACTCCGTGGCAAATCTCTATCCCTTCAACTATTCCGGCAAGACGGATGCCAAAGGTTTCTACATCGGCAAGGACAAATATGGAAGTAATATCCTTGTAGACTTCGACCAGCGTGATGAGGATAAGACTTCTGCCAATATCCTCATTCTTGGAAACTCTGGTCAAGGTAAATCGTACTTGATGAAACTCCTCATTCTCAATTTGCTGGAATCTGGGAAATCCGTTATCACATTGGATGTGGAGCATGAGCAGCGAGAGATGTGCGAGGCTGTGGGTGGCTGCTTTGCAGACCTCATGGCGGGGCAGTATATCATCAATGTACTGGAACCCAAATGCTGGGATGATGGCGGCGACCCGGATGATACTGCGGCACCGGAAGCATTTCGAAAAAGCACCCTGCTGTCACAACACATCTCTTTCCTCAAGGACTTTTTCCGCGCCTATAAAGATTTCAGCGATGCTCACATCGACACCATCGAGATCATGCTGTCGAAGCTGTATCAGAAATGGGATATCACGGACCGGAGCAACTTTGCTCGGATGCAAGCAGAAGATTATCCCGTTCTCTCTGATCTCTATGACCTGATCGAAGATGAGTTCAAAAACTATCATGCCGAAGCGCATCAGCTCTACACGAAAAATCTTCTTCAAGAAGTCCTGCTTGGGTTGCACTCCATGTGCAAGGGCGCGGACGCGCAATTCTTCAACGGTCATACCAACATCACATCCAGCCGATTCTTGGTGTTCGGTGTCAAAGGACTGTTGGGCGCAGCGAAAAATGTTCGTAACGCCATGCTGTTCAATGTACTCTCCTATCTGTCGGACAAGCTCTTGACCGAAGGAAACACGGTGGCGGCACTGGATGAGCTGTACATCTGGCTCTCCAACCCCACCGCTATCGAGTACATCCGAAACTGCCTCAAGCGTGTCCGCAAAAAGGAGTCTGCCATGCTGCTGGCTTCGCAGAATCTGGAGGACTTTGATCAGGAACAGGTACGCGAAATGACCAAGCCGCTGTTCAGCATCCCGCCCCACCAGTTCCTGTTCAATGCAGGATCTATCGATAAGCGGTCTTACATGGAGATGCTCCAGCTGGATGAGGCAGAATATAACCTCATCAAGTTTCCCCAGCGCGGTGTCTGTCTGTACAAGTGCGGCAACGAGCGGTATCTGCTGGAAGTCCACGCTCCCGCTTATAAGGAAAAGCTGTTTGGCACAGCGGGTGGTCGCTGATGGCAGTAACAGCAGGTATGATCGCCAAAGTCGCGGCAACAGCCCTTTCCAACGAGAAGCTCCGCAAAGGGATCGGCTGGGGGCTGGTCGCTGTTCTCTCGCCCGTCATCCTCCTGATCTCCGCGATGTGCTCCATCGGCACAGGCGGTGCGGATCACAACAACCAGGCGGTAGCCGCAGCCTTCTATGGAACGAGCTATTCGTCCGAGGTGCCTATGGCATTCCGTTCTCATATTGAGGATATGCGCACCGCTTTTTCTCTTCTGGATTCGGCGGTCGCCTCCGTCAATGTGCGGACGGAAGGTGGAAACAGCCTTGACCTGATCCGAGTCAAGGCTGTTTTTTATGCTCTCTGCTTTTGCGACGATGCTCCCAGCAGACGGGCAGCAAACCGCTTTGTAAAGTGCTTCTACACTTGGGAAACCCGTACCCGCACGGTAGAAGTGGAGAGCGAGGATGGTACGGTCACCAGTACAGAAGAATACACCGTCGCTGTTCCGGTTTCGCTGCATCAGGCATATGCAAATCTCGAAGCAGAGCTGGGCCGGACAATCACGGAGGATGATAAAAGCAACATCAACCACATCTATACCATGATTGCCGGCACCGAAGGCGGCGGCAGCTATGATGGCAGCTTTATCGCCGGTGGTGATCGAAGTATAGAACTGGACATCTCCACCTTTGCAAATCCTACTACCAAGAATGCCACCGATCTTGTTACCTATGCGGTTCATGCATGGGAGTCCGGCTGGGGCTATGTCTGGGGCACCTATGGTAATGTGCTGACGGAGTCACTCCTCGCCTACAAGGTGTCGCAATACCCAGATGGTGTTGGCAATCATGAGAACTTCATCCGTGCCCACTGGTTGGGCGGTAGAACAACCGACTGTGTAGGACTTATCAAGGGCTACAGCTGGCTGTCCCCGGAAACGATGACCATCGACTACGGTACCCACGGGATGCCGGATATCGGTGCCAACCAGATGTACTATACCGCAAGGGAATCCGGACCCATTAGCACAATGCCGGACATCCCCGGTCTTGCGGTTTGGCATGAGGGACACATCGGTGTTTACATCGGCGGCGGTCAGGTCATCGAGGCCATGGGAACAAAGAATGGCGTTGTTAAAACGGAACTTGCAAAACGCAATTGGACACACTGGTTAAAAATACCGTACATCAATTACAACTGAGGAGGATGCAACATGAATGTTTTAATGATAGAGCCGGGAAAAGCTCCGTATGTAACTGATATTGGAAATGATTTGCACAGTATGCAGCAGGCAGTCGGCGGATATATCCAGGCTGTGTATCCCTACGAGGAGGCGGTTGTGTTGATCTGCAACGAGGAAGGCAAACTGGATGGCCTGCCGCTTAACCGTGCGCTCCGTGATGAGGATGGCGACATCTATGACATTGTTGCCGGGAACTTCTTCCTTGCTGGTATCGGTGAGGATGATTTTATAGATTTGCCGGACGAGCTTGTCGAGCAGTTTGCAGAGCAGTTCCGGCAACCGGAGGTGTTTGTGAATGTGGGTGGTCGGATCATCGCTTATCCAGTGGCGGAAGAACCGGTGCAGGATGGAATGTCATATTGACAATGATAGCAGCAAGGATTTCATCTATGTACTTTCCTACCTTTACAAAAAATGTAGCAGCGGCAGGACTTGACTATGTGATTGGAGGACAGTAATGAAAAAAACGAATATCACACTTACCTTTGATGATGACAAGCTGGATGCACTGGAATTTTCCCTTCGCAAGGAACATTCTTCCGTGCAATCTCGAATGGACGATGCCCTCAAGCAGCTCTATGAGCAGGCGGTACCGGAAGCTGTGCGGGAGTATCTGGACAGCAAAGCCGCCCCTGCGCCCAAGCCTAAGCGCACGGCCAAAGCCGCTACTCCGAAAGCGCCGATCTGTGAGCCAAAGCCTGCGGCAGTCCCGGTGAAGGAGGGCAACTGAGATGGCGGATCATGTAGACATCACATTGTGGATCGACCGGCGTTGGAAGAATGCCATTGAGAAGCATCTCAAAGGTGAAACCCTGCAGGAGCATCTGGAGAATGTGCTGGATGAGCTGTGCAACCAGCTCCCGGAGCAGGAATACAAGCGCATCAGTGCCGAGATCTACGCGGAGGATGCCGCAGAGCGTGAAGCGAGGGAGGCTACCCGCACCTACGCCGCCTACCATGTAACGGAGCGCGGGCAGGAGTGGTACTTCAAGACCTCGCCCGGTGAGGAGCTGTTGGTCGCCTGCAAAAAGCTGCGCGGCTATGTCACCGCAGAGAAAGGCACTGCGCCGGACAAATTTATCGGAATGTTTTTCGGTGGGCAACCCATCACAGCAAAAGAGTTTGACGCCCTGACCGCTGTACGCATGGAGAACACCGGCAAGGTGCGCGGCGTGTTCGATGTGAACTTCGACAAGCGGGAGTTCTCCGCCGTACACACCATGGACGGCTGGCGGACCTGGGCGATGCGGGATGTCTCCCCGTCCGTCTACCATGCCACAAGGTCGCACTTTGCTTCGGGGGATGAACAGCTCTCCAAACTATTGGAGCTGCTGGATGGTAAAGAGATCACCTCGGCGGGACACCTCTCCGCGCGGAATTTTTCTTTCAGTGATGAGATCATGGTGGAGGAAGACGGTAAGCTCAACTTCTATGTGGACGCAGATTTTGATGTGGACGCTGCCTTCGGAACCTTCGTCCTCACGGACAAAAACGATGACTGGCTCAACATCTATGCCAACTACGACATCGCGGAGGATAGACCCTGCGACACGCTGGAGCTGACGCTCTGCAAGGGTGACGGCTCCGAGGAGAGCTGGAGCTACCTGCTCAACGCAGCCGAGCAGGATGTTCTACTGCGAAAGATGGAGGCGTTCTGCCAGCAGCAGACCGGCATGAGTCTGTGCGAGTACGCCCAACAGCTTCGTGAGGAACAGGCACAGACTTCGGAGATGCAGATGTAACCGCCGTGTCCGCCCCTGTGAGCCGCTGTGTGCGGCTTTGGGGGCGAGGGTAGCATCCTTACACCCCAGACAAGCATCGGCGCTGTTTGCCCCCGCTTTCGCCCCTCCTATGGGGAACTGTGCTGGGAACCCGCCTGTTCGATAAAAGCACAAGATAAAGGCCCGGTGTCGTTTCCGCCCCGGACCGCCCACAAAGCCCCGCAGTGCGGGGCTTTTCAGCGTTTTGAATTGTAGGCGTTTTCGCTTGATTTCAAACAGGCTGTAGGCGTATTTTCCCCAAAAGCTCCGTGTCGCAGGGGTTTGCGCCCACAAAAAGCGACATCAAAAGAAAGGACGGCAACTATGTCAAAAGAACAAATGACCATCCGGCTTTATCCAGAAACGCGCAGACAAATGGATGGTTGGTTGGAAGAAAGCAACAGCAAAAACCGAAACGAATTCGTGGAAAAGGCTCTGCGCTTTTATATGGGCTACCTCGGCACGGAGAATATTACCGAATTTCTCTCGGACGCGCTGGTGGCGACGCTGCGCGGAATTGTAGCTGACAGTGCAAATCGTACCAACAGTCTCCTATTCAAGTGCGCGGTAGAGCAGGGCATCATGGCGCATACTATCGCTGCCCACTTCCGTGATACGATGGAAGATCGCCGTGCCCTGCGCGGGTATGTGGTGGACGAGGTAAAGCGCACCAATGGTCAAATCAGGTTCGAGGATGCCCAGGATGTCCAGCGACAGTTACCTGATGATACATGGCTCGAATAATTTTTATCTCGCCCTACATGAAGGGCGGCAGAGATTCTGCTCGGCTGGCCCATCGCACCCGCTACTTCGCCACCCGTGAAGGCGTGCAGCTCCTCAAGGATGACAATGCTCATCTTCCTGTCACGAAGAAACAGCAGCAGTACATCCAGCGTCTGCTCCGCAGCTTCCCGGAGGCAAGGGAGCTGCCGGAGTATGAGAACTATGCAAACACACCCAACCGAAAGACTGCCTTTGCTTTCATCGAACAGATCCACGAGGACTTCATTGAGCCGATGGATAGCCGTGAAAACTATCTTGACTATGTTGCAAACCGTCCCGGTGTAAAATCGATGGGCGAACACGGCTTGTGGAATGCCCATGGCAAGGTGCCATCGCTGGAGAACGCTATTGCGGAGGTGGCGCAGCACACGGGAAATGTGTGGACACCGATTATCTCCCTTTCTCGCGAGAATGCAGAGCGTCTGGGTTATACCGACCTTAAAAACTGGCAGGAACTCATCAACGCATCTATCACCGACATCGCCAAGGGCTATAAGATCCGTCCGAGCCATCTACGCTGGTATGCTGCTCTCCATGAAAAAGAGAAGCACCTCCATGTCCATATGATCATCTTCTCCACTGACCCGAAAGAAGGCTTTCTCACCAAGCAAGGTATCCGCAGCATCAAGTCCGCACTGGTCAGCACGATCTACCGGAACGATCGCCTGCACATCTTTGAGCAGAAGGATGAACAGCGCGGCCTGCTCCGGCAGGAGGCGGAAGCACGGATGGCAGCGCTCATCGGGCAGATGGCTACCGGTGCTCTGCAAAGCGATAAGCTGGAGCTGTTGGTGACGGATCTCGCCCAGCGGCTTCAAGAAGTTAGTGGCAAGAAAGTCTACGGTTATCTGCCGCCTCGTGTCAAGCGCATCGTGGATGAGATCGTGGACGAACTGGCAAAGGACGAACGGGTGTCGTCCGCCTATGCTCTATGGCAGGAGCTCCGAGAGCAGCTTTGCATTGACTATAATCAGACACCACCGCAGCGAGTACCGCTGTCGCAGCAAAAGGAGTTCAAGACTGTACGCAACATGGTCATCCGAGAAACGCTCCGGCTTTCGGAGATGCACTTCACCTTCGAGGATGATGCCATGCAGGATGCGCCGGCGCCGGAAGAACCGCCTGTGCCTCCAGATCCAAGTGCAGAGCGGATGATCCATCAGCGGGCGCGGTTTTACCGCAGAGCAAAAAGCATATTAGATGCTGCGGACGCAGATCCCAGCGAGAAGTCAATGGCATTGGTCACCCTCCGCCGTTTGTGGGAGGAGGGCTATACCATTGCCGCCCACCATCTTGGAAAGGCGTACCAGGACGGGCTTGGCACATCGATTGACCGAAAAGCGGCGGCAGAGTGGTTTCAAAAATCGGCGGAGGCCGGAAATACTTGCTCTGCATACGCGCTGGGCAAACTGCTGCTGGAGAAGGAGCAGATCCCGCAGGCCATTCACTGGCTGCGGCAGGCAGCGGAGCAGAACGATCCATACGCACAATACCGGCTCGGCAAGCTGCTGCTCACCGGCGCGGAGGGTGTGCCGAAAGATATAGGTGCCGCCATTAAACTTCTGAAGGACTCTGCTGCCCAGGGCAATCAGTTTGCCCAATACACGCTGGGAAAGCTCTATTTGCTGGGGCAAGAGGTGCAAGCAGACCGTGAGGAAGCTCTGCGCTATCTTGTACAGGCGGCGGCTCAAGGCAACACCTACGCGCAGTATTTCATTGACCATCAGAAGGACTTCTCCGGCGCAGCGGCGGGAACCTCTATCCTTCGGATGCTCCATCAGATGAGTCGTATTTTCCGTGAGAACGCCGCCCAGCCTGCCATCTATGCAGGAATGCAGATCGACAAGAAGCGTCGCCGCAGATTGCAGGAGAAGCGTATGGCGATGGGTCACAAGGCGGATGACCATGAGGATCGCGGACTGACGCAACAGACATAATAAGGGAGGGACTATGTCAAAGTACATTCCGTTTACAACCGAGCAGAAAGAACGAGCCGCGTCGGTGGACTTGGAGGAGTTCCTCCGCCGCCGTGGGGAAAAGCTCATCACATCCGGCAGGGACAAACGCCTTGCCAGCGACCGCAGCATCACCATCCGCGGCTGTGAGTGGTTCGATCATGCCACCGAGCAGGGCGGCAGAGCCATCAGCTTTGTCAAGCAGTTCTATGGACTCAGCTACCCAGACGCCATGTCTCTGCTCCTCGGCGATGATCTCGGCGGAAGCTACCCTGCGGCAAGGGAGAAGGAGCCGGAGCCTGCAAAGCCCTTCGTGCTGCCGCCGCAGAGTGAGTCCATGCGCCGTGTGTATGCCTACCTGCTGCAAAAGCGTTGTATCGACCGTGAGATACTCAATGCCTTTGTGCGCAAGAAGCTCATCTACGAGAGCTGTGAAAGATCCAGGGATGGGACAAAGGAATACCACAACGCCGTGTTCGCCGGATTCGATGAACACGGCGTTCCCCGTCATGGGCATAAACGTGGGCTGTATACCATGGGGCAAGGCTATCGCGGCAACATTGAGGGCAGCGACCCGAAGCACAGCTTTCACTATCTTGGCGGTGATGACACGCTCTATGTCTTCGAGGCCCCTATCGACCTGCTCTCTTACATCTCCCTTTTCCCGGAAGGGTGGCAGGAGCATAACTATGTGGCCTGCTGCGGGACATCCTCCATCCCCGTGCTGGAGATGCTGCGGCAGCTCCCGCAGCTCCAGCAGGTGTACCTCTGTCTGGATAATGACGCTGCCGGTCATGCCGCCAGTGAGCGTATGGCGAAGTTGCTGGAGGAGCGTGGTATCTCCGCAGAGCGGCTCGTACCGCAGCAAAAGGACTGGAACGACGACCTCAAGGCAGAACAGGAAAACAAAATGGAAAGGAGCGAGCTATGCCAAACCTTCTGCTGACAATGTGGGACACGATCAAAAACTCCAGCATCGGGATATTGGTCGCGGCAGGGCTGGGGATGTTCGCCATCATTGGGGGACTCTCCATGCTGTCCTACCACTATACACTCAGCGGCATCAAGTCCCGCACCGTGGGTGACGGGCAGCACGGCACGGCGCGTTGGGCGACCGATAAGGAGATCCGCCAGACCTATACCCATGTGCCGTTCAAGGTCAGAGACTGGCGCAAGGGAGTAAGCCTTCCCACAGAGCAGGGACTGGTGCTGGGCTGCAAGGGTAAGAAGGGTGAACTGACTGCGCTGGTGGACAGCGACGATATCCATTGCTTGATGATCGCTGCCTCCGGCGCGGGCAAGACGGCATTCTTCCTCTATCCCAACCTTGAATATGCCTGCGCGTCCGGCATGAGTTTTCTGGCGTTGGATACCAAGGGTGATCTTGCCCGTAACTACGGCTCTATTGCCAAAAAATATTACGGCTACAAGAATATCTCCGTTATAGACCTGCGCAACCCCACCCGCTCGGACGGCAACAATCTGCTGACGCTCATCAACCGCTATATGGACATCGCCAGAAAACAACCGGATAATCTCGCTGCCCGCGCCAAAGCCGAAAAGTACGCCAAGATCCTCGCCAAGTCCATCGTCAGCCCGGAGGGAAACTCCGACCATGGGCAGAACGCCTTCTTCTACGATGCGGCGGAGGGCTTGCTGTCTTCCACGATCTTGCTGCTTGCGGAGTTTCTGCCACCGGATGAGGAACACCCGGAGGAGCGGCGGCACATCGTGTCGGTATTCAAGCTGGTGCAGGATCTGCTGGAGCCGGCGCGTGGTGCTCGGGGACGCTCCCGTTTCCAACTGCTCATGGATAAGCTGCCGTCCGAGCACAAAGCACGCTGGCTGGCAGGCGCCGCACTCAACAGCTCCGAGCAGGCGATGGCATCAGTCATGTCCACAGTGCTGTCCCGGCTCAACTCGTTCCTTGATAGTGAGCTGGAGCAGATCATGTGCTTCGACAGTGCCATTGACGCGGAGAAGTTTGCTGCGGAGAAATCCGCCATCTTCCTCATCCTGCCGGAGGAGGATCAGACGAAGAACTTTATGGCGGGCTTGATGATCCAGAACCTCTCCCGTGAGCTGTTCGCAGTAGCGGATGAGAACGGCGGCAAACTGAAAAACCGCGTTATTCTCTTTTGCGATGAGCTGGGGACCATGCCGCCCTTTGATATTTTGCCGCTTTTCAGTGCTGGACGCTCTCGCCGCCTGATGATGGTACCAATCATCCAGTCAGTGGATCAGCTTGTAAAGAACTACGGAAAAGAAGGTGCCTCCATCCTGATGGACAACTGCCAGGATGTGATCTGCGGCGGCTTTGCTCCTAACAGTGAGGCGGCAGATGCCTTCTCCAAAGCCCTCGGCAGCCGCACGGTGCTCTCCGGCTCCGTGAGCCGCGGGAAAAACGATCCCAGCCAGAGCCTGCAGATGATGGAACGCCCCCTGCTGACGGCGGATGAGCTCAAGTCGATTCCAAAAGGCAGCTTTATCGTGCAGAAGACCGGATGCCACCCCATGCGCACCCGCCTGCGACTGTTCCTCGAATGGGGCATCACCTTCGAGGAGGAATACCGTGTGGAGGAGCAGGCGGCCCGAAGGGTCTATTATGCCGATCAGGATGCGCTGACCCGCGCCATCGTGCGGAAGTATCCGCCCAAGTTGCCGGAGCGGCAGACCACCCGCTCCGTTAAGGGCGAGGGGCAGCTCCACGACGCGCCCGTGCAGGAGATGGTGGTAGCGGAGGACATTGACTATGACCATATGCCGCACAAGCGCACCCCGTATAATCTTCCCCGACAGGAGGTGGATCGGTGAGCTACTTTGACAGCATTTATGCCGACACGCTCCTGCCGCCCAGAGCTGTATCCGTCTATATGTATCTCAAGGATCGGTCCAATAGTGCAGGAAGCTGCTGGCCCGGTATCAAGACGATTGCGAGGGATATGAATCTCTCCCGCAGTACCGTCAAGCGGGCACTGGCGGATCTGGAGCAGTACGGCTATCTTGCCAAGCTGCCCCGATACCGCCCCAATGGGAGCAACACCTCCAATCTCTATACGCTCAAATAAAGCAAAAGTGGTTGGTATCATAATGTGATACCAACCACTTTACTCGAATAAAGAGAAGGATTACATCGCTCCACCAAGAGAGAGTTATGTCTATTTGCTGGACCGAGGATGGGTTCAATATGGCCCCACCAGAACAGCCCACTCTATCAGAGATTAAGACAGAGAAAGAACAAAACACTCTAAGGTAATACGATTGAGAGATTCAAGGGCTTCTCTTTAGAGGACTCTACTTAGAATTATTCATGGCCTTTAGCATCTGATTAGCTGCTTTCTTCTGTTCCGGTGTAAGGTTGACCCAATTCTCGAATAGTTCTTTAAGTTCTGGGGTGATCTCTATCATGTCCCCCTCGGCAAAAAACTGTGACATAGTGATGCCAAAACCACTACAGATTGTTTCCAGTGTTGCGATGGAGGGGACTGTATTTCTCCTAAAAATATTTGCAACAGTTGATTCAGATAGACCACATCTCTTGGCCAACTTATACTCAGACCATCCGCGCTCGTTTAAAAGTTGCCGGAGTCTCTCGTGCGTGTCCATAGCATCACCATCTTTCTTGTAATTATTTTACCTTTATGATGAGATGCAATATACAGTTTACTTGTACTGATAATGCGGTTATACTGAACAGTAAGGCGATGGGTAGCAACTTGATGGAGGGTAATACAATGACTGAAGAAATAAAGCGACTTCGCAGAGTTTGTTTTACAGGACATCGGCCAGAGAAATTGAATCGAAGTGAAAAATCGGTGTTAGACGGACTTGAAACTGCCATTCGGCAAGCTATTGTTGATGGAAGCAATGTCTTTATTTCCGGCATGGCTCGTGGCGTGGATATTTGGGCAGCGGAGATCGTCCTGCAGATTCGCTCGGAAGGCGAAGATATTAAGCTGATATGCGCTAGTCCATATAGGGGTTTTGAAAAAAATTGGAGCATTGATTGGCAGCGACGATATAATAATGTGATTGAAGCCGCAGATCTCGTTCGCTTTATTTGCCCCAACTACAGCAAATCATGTTTTCAGATACGCAACGAGTGGATGGTAGACCATTCTTCGAGAGTAATTGCGGTTTTTAACGGTCAGCTCGGCGGAACAAAAAACACTATAGATTATGCCAAAATCAGAGCTGTAGAAATATGCTATGCCTGAGAGATTCAGTAGTGAGGGAATCAAGCAATCTCATATCGCAAATATCGCAAAATAGCGGAAATAATGTGAAATATATCAAAACAGCTTGTGAGCGATTGAATAATCTGCTATACTATACAAGTTAAACTATGCCAACAAATGCGGCGGGTGAGGTGTGCAAACATGTCCAGTTCAATTAATGAAAACTATATCAGCATAGAAGACGCAGCGTTGTTTCTTAATATAAAGCCAGTAACGCTACGCAAGTGGATAAAAGATAAAAATGTACCGGCTCATAAAATAGGCAAGCAGTGGAAATTCAGACGCTCCGAACTGGAAGAATGGGTGAAAAGCGGAAAGAGCGCGATAGAATATAGTGTTGAAAAGAACATGAAAAAATGGAGGAACTCATGAATACTCACTACGCTATTTCACTTTTTTCTGGTGCAGGTGGACTGGATCTTGGAATTGAAGCCGCGGGCTTTGTGACTCGTCTCTGTACTGATATCGATGATTTTAGTTGCAGAACGCTCAATCTCAATAAATCGCGTCAACATGGAAAATTTTTGCAGCAGGCAGCAATTGCTCAGCGCAATATCAAAGAGTATTCTACAGAAGAAATTCTTAAGGATGCACGGCTTACCAGAGAGCAGGTTGATCTCGTCTACGGAGGGCCACCGTGTCAAGCGTTTTCCGTGTTCGGAAAGCGCCAAGGTATTAACGACCCTCGCGGAACTCTTTTGTGGGACTACATTAGAGTAATTCATGAAATTCAGCCTCGGAGTTTTATTTTTGAAAATGTCGCTGGTATTTTGACCGTCGATGGTGGGCGCGTATTTGATATGTTGAAAGCCGCTTTGGAAACAAACGACTCTGGTGAAAGATGCTATAATCTCTCTTACGCGCTGTTTAATACAGCAGCTTATGGAATACCGCAGTATAGGCAACGTGTCATAATCTATGGTGTGCGCTGTCACGAAGCTATTCCGCTTCCTGCTGAAACTCATTATACACAGCCAGATGCTCCTGTTCCAGGTTTGCTGCCGCCTGTTACTGTAGCCACAGCTTTTAGGGGCTTGCCAGACGCACCTTCCGATGTTTTGGCAAATCATGTTGGTCGGGCTCACGGTCCGGCAGTTATCGAAAGATATAATAATATGGCATATGGCGAAAGAGATTCAAAAACGAGAATCAACCGCTTGGACCCGAACAAGCCGAGCTACACAATCGTTGTCGGATCTGACAAAGGGGGCGGAAAGGGGCATGTTCATCCTTTTTTGCCAAGAGAAGTAACGCCTAGAGAGTCTGCACGAATTCAAACCTTCCCGGATTTTTGGGAGTTTACTGGAACAAGCCGTCACCCAATACGGCAAGTAGGAAATGCTGTTCCACCTCTCTTTGCAGGAGTGATTGCATCAAATTTGCTCCGACACGGTTTTGGAGAAACAGATGCTCCCAATTATGCTGAGTTGGTACATCGGTTGGGGTTGACTTATTTAGAATAATCATTCAGATAGGAGGTATTCAACATGGCGCTGCCTAAAGAACCTGTTGTGAAAAAGTTTTTCACAAATAAAATTGAAAGTACCCGCGATGATTGGTACGGCTATCTGGTTCAAATCGCTCGTATTTTCTATACTCTTGACGGCGAGGAATATAATCGGGACATCCTTATGAATAAATTTGCCACAATGAGTGGTAGAGATGCTACCCGGGCGCAGAGGGATTCGTCCAACTTCCGCGATGAGTTTGGTGCCTATGGTACATATCTTGGAGTTTATCATCTCGAGCAACGAGACGGAAAATGGTACGTGTTTGTTTCTGATGCGGCAAAAAAGTTCTTATGTTGCCAAAACCCTAATGCCGCCGCCTTTTGTAGATCGCAGTTATCATTATTCCAGTACCCCAATGGAGCGGGGGCTGGAATTTCCGCAAATGGTGGCCAGTCTGTGCAGGGGAACATCAAAGCGGACACTTTGCGAGAAATCCAAAATGGCATCCGCCTAAATCCTCTTCGCTTGATATGTAAGATTGTTGTGGGCGAAATAGAAATCAAAAAGAAAAAATTCAGCGATATAGCCATACCATACTCTTCAATTTTCTGTATGGTAAACGATAGTCGTATCAACCAAAACTACAATCCCCCTGTAGAATTAGTATCTTCAGTGTTCTCTGAATACTGTGCTACCGGCGACAATGTGGAAATGAACCTTGAAGGGCTGACTAACTTTAAGCGCAATTTCCACATTCTCGAAAAAACGGGATTATTTACCAGGGACTCCAAATTTGGACTATTGCTGGCACAAAGGAACTATGCTGCCGCATACGAATGCATTAAGGTTATTGCAGATATGGATGTGTTCTTTGATGGATTTGAAAATCTGTATGATGCACCAGATGAAGATGGTGTACGAGATGTCATTTCCAGTCCAAAGTGGGGACAGTATTATGATGCAGCGAGAATTCCTTCTGAAATTCTGACTGCTTTGGGTGTTGAAGAGGAAGATGCTCCAATCAAATCATTCCTGTCTACGGCCGATTTTTCGTATTCACCCTCTTCGCCAGAACAAAGCAACTTGGAAATGTCGTTTAAAAACTGGTTGGCTGTGCAAACAAAGGCAAACGGTGAACTGTATTCCGAAAATACCAGAAGTCAGTATATCAGCGCACTGAAGGCAGTCTCTACTCAGTTCGCAGATGCCATAGCCCCTTTCACTTCTGTTTTTGAAATTGCGAATGCAGATCCTCTGGAAAAGGCGGTTGCTGCCATCAAATCTGATGTTACATACGAAGAGTTCAACCGTAGTCGTGGCAATGGTTCCTTGTCTGCAGGTCTTGATCTCTACAATCGCTTTTTGCTTGAACGTAAAGCCGAGCCCACCCGGGATATTTGCTATAGTACTGGTTATCACAGTAAGTTTTCCCGTAATCGTATCCTCTTCGGTGCTCCCGGCGCCGGTAAGAGCTTTACTCTGAACCATGAGAAGGATCTGCTACTTGCGGACGGCGGTGAATATGAGCGTGTGACCTTCCATCCGGATTACTCCTATGCCAATTTTGTTGGTACATATAAGCCGGTGCCCTGTAAGGACAGTGATGGCAAGGACGCCATAACTTATTCCTATGTGCCTGGTCCGTTTATGCGCACTTATGTGAAAGCCCTCCAGAACAGCAGAACTGATGCTCCCAATCCTTTCTTGCTTGTAATCGAGGAAATCAACCGCGCTAATGTTGCTGCCGTGTTCGGCGATGTATTCCAGTTGCTTGACCGTGGTAACGATGAGGTCAGTGAATATCCGATTCAGGCATCTGAGGACATCAAAAAGTATCTGGCAGGAGAACTTGGCGGCAATCCCGATGATTACGCCGAAATCCGAATCCCAGACAACATGTTCATCTGGGCTACCATGAATAGTGCTGACCAAGGTGTTTTCCCGATGGATACCGCATTCAAGCGCAGATGGGATTTCACTTATTTGGGCATAGATGACAGTGAGGCTGGAATCGTTGGTAAAAAGGTCATCCTCGGCCAGGGTGATTATCGCCGCATTGTGGAATGGAATGCGCTCCGCAAAGCCATCAACAATGAACTGCTCACTTATAAGGTGAACGAAGATAAACTGATGGGGCCATATTTCATTTCCAAGAAGAATCTCCCAGAGGATGAAATGATTGACCCTGCTGTCTTCGCTCGAATCTTTAAGAACAAGGTTATTATGTACCTGTTCGATGATGCCGCAAAACAGAAACGCATTACTCTGTTTGGTGGTTGCGACGAAAAGGCAAAGAACCAGTATTCCAAGATTTGCAGAGAATTCGACACCAAAGGCGTGTATATCTTCTGCGAAGGAATCAGCAGTCAGTTTATCGACAATGCCCCAGAGGATGATGGAGAATGATTTCAGTATTTTTACGAGAGCAAAAACGCTATACCCAGGAAGACCTGGTTAAAGAGTTTCAATGTTCCGAGGAAAAGGCTGTCCGCATTCTAAAGCGCCTAAAAGAATACAGTGTGCTGAAAGCCGTAAAAGCAAATGATACCCAGAAGGATCTCACCGATTTGTTGGATGAGGACATTGAAATCGCTGACGTTGAGGTCGGCGAAAACGAGTATCTGTATGTGTTCACATTTGTGGGTGTGATTACTATTGAGGGGCGTGTGCTGAAATGCTATCCGAAATATCTGCTCGATGCTACGACCCCCAAGGTGGAACTGAAACAAGTGCTGAAGGTTCTGGAAAAATACAACTCCAAGGAGCAGATCATTCGTATGTACAACGATACGAGTGACAGCAGCGCATTTAATATGTTGGCTGTTATGCTATTTCTCCTCCAAGATTATTTCGAGTATGGCGCTTATACCAACACGCAGGACATCATCGAGTTCAACGGATCTGGTGATATTCTTTGGGATAAAACTATCAACGAAACATTCACGCTCTTAAGTAACAACCGGCCATATTACCCGGAATTGCTGACCATGAAGCGTGTAAATGACGATTTTGATTTCTTTAAGCGTCTGCATGAGTGTATTCTCACCCGTTGCACAGAGGAATTAAGAGATGCCGATCTGTTGGATCTGTTCGATATTATGGGTGTCGACATTTCAGATGAGCATATTGAGGACTTTGGCGACAAGGAGTATATTCTGGAGCGAATTGTCAAGGAACTCAATGTCCAGTTCAATACCCGGAAACAGCTTCTGCTGAAAACGCTATATGCCTATATAGCCAACAGCAGCGCACTGGACGATTTGGACTGTTTCAGTATGTTCGGCACAAACAGTTTTAACCTAGTGTGGGAAAAAGTCTGTGCAGAAGTAATGGACAACCAATTACAGAAACCTATCGGTGGACTGCGACTGCCTATGCCGTTGGCCGAGCAATACCGTGATATGCGGCATAAGAAACTCATTGACTTGATTGATAAACCGCAGTGGTCTGGGACCGCTCCAAACAGTGAGTTGTTTGTAAAGCAGGCCGAGGATACGCTCATCCCAGACCTTATTTCCATTGTTAATGTCGATGGGAACTATCAGTTTATTATTTTTGATGCCAAATACTATAACATCCAATTGGAGCATAACAAAAAGCTGCGTGGTCAGCCCGGTATCGAGTCCATCACCAAGCAGTATTTATACCAGTTGGCCTATCAGCCGTTTGTGGAAGCACATCAGATCGGCACAGTGCGGAACTGCTTCCTCATGCCGACTTCTTCTGCTGAAATAGTCGAAAAAGGAACTGCATCCCTTTCCATGCTAAGTGAACTGGGACTGCAGGACATTCAGGTGCGATTGCTGCCTGCGGAAATGATGTACCGGCACTACATTGACAACACGAAGTTAGACTTGCAGCTTCTAAATCTGTAGAATCAAAACTAACTGCTAAAGCTGCACCAAGCAATCCCTATGAATTAATCGAAGAAATCACCGAGCAATGCCTTCACAGGCAATGCTCGGTGATTTTCATTATCTGTCTCATATTCGGTGACGCCGTCGATGTGTCAAGTTCCCGACTCGGCAAAGAAGTCGCTCAATGTGACTCCCAGCGCAACGCAGATACGCTCAATCGTGGGAACGCCTAATTGACTTCCACGCATCTCAGCATTCTTCAAGGTTGAATATGATACATCACACAGCTGAGATAGCTTGAAAAGTGAGAGGTTACGCTCGTCAGCCAGCTGCATCACTCTTGCTATCGTATCCATATAATCCCCGCCTTTCTACACCCTATCCCGCCATTAATTCTAAAGGGAATGTAGTCCAATATTCTGTACTCAAAGAACTCGACCTACGACTTGAAATCTCGAGTCGGGCATGATCGCCTTGGGCTCGTATGCTTGATTATAGGACAACATCACGGGCTGCATGTGCAGGCAACCATAGCTGTCAGTGAATGCGTCCTTTTGTTGTTCACTTGGCTCCTGCTCACTGTATACCTTCAAGTAGCCATCGCCATCATAGACAAAGATGCCGACCTCTCCAATGGCCAAGGTCTCGCACTCCTCGACCCATACAATCTGACCGTCATGATAAACAGGCTCCATACTATCGCCGGAAACCCGTACACCAAAATCAGCACCCTTTGGAACTGACTTCTCGGGAAAGCTAACCATCTCAAAGTTGCCCTCATCGAGGAATTCGCCGGTACCAGCGGATACCGCAAGATTACTCACAGGCATCTCTATGTACTTGAGAATGCTGACCACCTTTGGCTGCGGCTTATACTTCCCCGACGCAATCAAGTCATCCTTGTACTCCCTGACTTTTGCCAAGCCTGCATCATTGAGTGCCGGTGTATGACTGCTGCAAAAATAAGAAACATCCACATCCAGATCAAGCGCATGACAGACAGCCACCAGCTGATAGGCGTTTGGCAAAGCACTGCCCTTTGCCCACTTATTGATGCCGCTGGGGGACATCGTTATCCCATACTGCCGCAAAAGTGCGCTGAAATCGACGAGGCTGAGGCCAGCCTTGCGGCGTGCTTCATCAATGCGGACCCCAATAACATTTTCTTGACGCTCTGTCTCTGCATTATAGTTCGCGTGATTCGTTATCGGGAGAGAAAGAATTTTAGCTTTGCTCTTACTCATAATAGCAACCGCCTTTTCTGTTTATGGCTTCAGTATATAGTGGAAAAGATTCGCTGTCAATAGGAAATTGACTATTACTCTACAAATGCGACATTGACATAGATAAATAATCCGCTTATTATAGAGGCACACGAGCAAGATAAGAGGTGAAAACGCATGGATAATGAGCGTGTCATTCTACACAGCGACATGAACTCCTTTTACGCATCCGTTGAAATGATGCTTAACCCAGAACTCAAAGGAAAACCTGTCGCGGTGTGCGGATCAACCGAAGAACGTCATGGTATTGTCTTGGCCAAATCAGACTTGGCCAAGAAAGCCGGAGTGAAAACGGGCATGGTGAATTGGGAAGCTCGGCAGCTTTGCCCAGGACTGATCGTTGTGCCGCCCCAGTACGATCAGTACCTCAAGTATTCTAAGCTGGCCCGTCAAATTTACCACCGATATACGGATCTTGTTGAGCCATATGGTATGGATGAATGCTGGCTTGATGTGACCGGTTCTGGTGTCTGCGGAACGGGCATGGAGATCGCCGAGGCGATCCGGCAGACAACAAAAGACGAGCTTGGCCTGACGGTCAGCATCGGTGTGTCATTCAACAAGATTTTTGCCAAACTCGGGTCAGACATGCGAAAGCCGGATGCAATCACTGAAATCAAATGGGACAACTTCAAAGAGAAAATCTGGCCTCTCGACGCTGCAGAGCTACTTTATGTGGGCAGAGCCACAGAAAATAAGCTGGCTCAATACGGAATCCGCACCATCGGGGATTTGGCAAAGACTTCTCCGGATACACTGCGGCATATGCTGGGAATCAATGGTCTTAAGCTCTGGATGTATGCAAACGGAACGGATACTTCTCGTGTTATGCATAAGGACTTTGTCAGCCCCGTCAAGTCCATCGGGCACGGAATTACCTGTACTGCTGACCTGCAAACGCCGGAAGATGTGTTTCGCGTTATGCTGGAATTGAGCCAGGATGTCGGGCATCGGCTCCGCGTCCATGAGTTGATGGCGTGTGGTGTTCAAGTCTCCATCCGGACAAATGACCTGTATGGCTCACAGTACCAGTGTAAGCTCCCATTCAGAACGCAGCTCCCCAACGAAATCGCCGGAGCAGGCTTTCATCTTCTTATGGAGCGGTATCGGTGGGATAAACCAATTCGAGCTATCACGATTCGCGGTATTGATTTGGTATCGCAGAAAGATGCAGAGCAACTCTCTATGTTCGTGGATCATCAGAAACGGGATCGCCGTATTCTTCTGGAGGACGCTGTCGAGGACATCCGAAGGAGATTTGGCAAACGCGCCATTTCCTATGCCATTCTTATGGGCGACTTAAAAATCCCCGATGACGGCAGACAGTTGGTGACCATGCCCGGACTTATGTATCAGTAACTACCGCCGATGGAAGGGAGAAACCGTTTGAGATGAAAATGCAATTTCATAAGGCTGTGGTGAAGGTATTAGTTATCATAGCCACAGACCGAACCAAGACGCCTGTCTCTCTGACCTTTGAAGATGGGAAGGAATACTCTATCGACCGTGTCTGCAGTAGGCAGAGAGCAGCAGCAACGAAAGTCGGTGGAACAGGCATCCGTTATACAATTATGATTGGAGGAAGACAGACCTATCTCTTCGAAGACGAGGATCAGTGGTTTGTTGAAGCAAAGAACCTCCATATATAGGAGATATGCAATTGAAATATCTATCACGCAATGACCTCGAGACTATCGGCGGGAGAGTCATCGCAGCATATAAGAGACTTCCGGCTATATCAGGCCAAGCGCTGGAGCGAGTAGATATCGACTTCCTCTGCCAAGAGCTTCTGGGGCTTCGTATCGATTATGCTCGATTATCTCTGAACGGCGAAAAAATCGGCCTGACATCTTCTTGCGATATAGGCGTAGAGGTATTCCCTGAAGATCCAAACTCCACGGAAGAACAGTATTATATGCTTGATGGAAAAACCATTTTGATTGAAAGTGATCTTATGAAAGAGGGTGCCAATATAGGCCGCAGGAACTATACCGTTTCCCACGAGAGCTGTCACCATATTCTGAAAATGCTGTTTCCGCACGACTACGGAGCCCAAGCAAGTGGGCGTTCCGTTCACTGTTGTTATCGAAGCAACAGAGGAAATGGGGATTGGGAGGAGTGGCAGGTTGAAACACTGGCTGCCATGATTTTACTTCCGCCCGAGTGTGTAGTTCGAAGCATGGAGCGATTCGGCCTTGGAACCCAGATGCGCCTTCTAAATCGAGTGTTTGCCCCTGCTGATTACAAGAAGTTCGAAGCGATGGCATCATTTATGGGGGCTTCTAAAACAGCGCTGTCCATTCGAATGATGCAGCTTGGACTTCTGAAAAGAAATGATCTTTCCGACCCTTATAGTTTGGTTCGAGTCGACATGGATGAGGAGGACCGTATACTATGAAACCTAACTCGTATGAAATCAAAGTTGTAAAGCGTTGCCCGAAATGCGACTGGCGCATTTTTGATAAAGTGACTCCCACTTCGGGCATCATTGAGTTGAAGTGTCCCAACTGTCGAAAGATTGTTGAGATAGACCTGAGTTATCGTACCCCAATCCGCAGAAGAGCTACCTACTATCGAGCATCCTGCCATACTTACACATAAGAGTAAACGACAACAGAATAAGAAAGCTGATTGCACCGAGCCACGGGTCCTTAGATTAGGAAGTCTATGAGACACCAAATTGCCGGGCATTGAGAAGAAAAGGTCACTGCGAAGTGTACCTATCTTCTTGATGCCCGGCTTTTTTGTGCTGTTGCCCTCTAATGGAGGTAACAATGCTGACCAGCCTTTGGGAACCCTATATCGCTCAATATCCTTGATCTCCGATTTTTTGAACCTCACCAAATTCAAAAAATCAAAAGGAGATCAAAAAATGTCTAAGAAAACTTATATCGTCGAGTCCTACGATCCCGCCACCCGCAAGATTGAGCGCGTTACGGTCACACACGAAGTATACAACGCCTATCGCCGCTCCGGATGGAATATTGCAGACAACAATCAGTCCTTTTTTAAGCACGAGATCCAGATGAGCAGTCTGATTGGTGGCGAAGACGGCGGTTATGACAATTTCCGAGAATTCATCGGCGACCCTGAAGCAGTGGACAATGCCGTTGCCGAGAGGATGCTCCTGGAGGCCCTTTACAAAGCATTGGACCAATTAAGCGAGAGTGACTGCGACTTGATCAGAGCTCTCTACTTTGAGGGCAAAACTCTCTCTGAGTATGGCGAAGAAAAGGGTTGTTCGATTTCCACGCTGAGCGAAAGACGGAAGCGTATTCTCCGCGACCTGAAAAAAGTATTGAAAAACTTTGCCGAATAACCCGAAATTATTTCTCACATCTTCCCCTATACAAGTGAGAAGGAATTTACCTTCTTTCTTGTGAACATTGAAAACTGCATATCCGGCGACTGATAACGTCAGTCAGCGGGCCCCTGACGAGGGGGAACAGCGATGCGGCGGGTGCGCCAAGACCCACCTGTGCGGAGAACTCCGCATAAAAGACGGCCTACTAAGGTGGCCGAGCGATACCCACCCAGCCCAAAGCAGCTTTGGCAAGCTGTCTCGCAATGATACCGTTGACCTGTACTCACTGTCCAGCCACAGACTCAAGCAATGGGGGCAGCTCGGAGAGATCCTCGGAGGGGTGAGATTCCCGGAGGGTGGTGCCAGCCACTGGTCAGTTTAGCCGCCCACGATCCGGGGAGTAGTGTCGAATAGGATCATTAGTAAGTAAGAACACAAATGCGGCGGGAGCCGAGCCATGCCATGGGAAAGCAATATTCTTCCAACCAATGGACGGCTCCCGCCTTTTTGATGATAGAAATGTGAGGACAAAACTTGTCCTTAGATTCCTATCATCTGCAATTTTGAAAAGTGCCAATAATTTCGGCATAATTATATTGAAAAGTTGCTCTTTACAGTGTGTACTACATGGAGCAGCGAAACCGCCAAAGGCAGCAGACTATACTGTAACTGCTGCCTCTGCTCATTTCTATAAACACGAAATCAACTACGAGGAGGTAGCACCGTGCTGTCAAACAAGAACACCAAGAACGCCAATTTTCTCTTTATTGTTGATATGCTGAAGAATCTCCTTGCGCAGGAGTTGATCACAGAAAAGGAATATGCCAGGGCGAAAAAATACTATATGAAGCTTACCGGCGCGGATATCGTATTAGCCCACTGAAAATTGTGCATAAGGTCAATTCTGCGCTGTTCCAATTGTTTTGGTAGCTATTCAGAAGAGTTATCAGTATAATGTGGTTTGCCAAAAGTGGTTGGTATCATAATATGATACCAACCAAAAAATGAGAGAGGAGGACACCGAAATGCCTGAAGTACGACTCATCACCCCTATCACAAGACAGAACACGAAGAAGATGCAGGTTGCAGCTTACTGCCGAGTGTCTTCCAACTCCGCCGATCAGCTCAACTCCTATGCCGCACAGATCCGAGCATACAAAAAATGTATCGGAGCACGCGACGATTGGGAACTAGTGGACATCTTCGCCGATGAAGGGCTTACCGGAATGAAAAGTGAAACCCGTGATGAATTTCAGCGGATGATCCGCATGTGTGAGCTCAAACAAATTGACCTCATCATAACGAAGTCCATCTCTCGCTTCGCACGAAACACAAAAGACGCTCTGGCCTATGTAAGAAAGCTCAAATTGCTGGGTGTGGGCGTACAGTTTGAAAAGGAAGGCATCTCGACGCTCTCTATGGGCGACGAGATGCTTCTTAATACCTTCTCTGCTCTGGCGCAGGAGGAATCGCAGTCTATCTCTATGAACCAGCGTCTCTCAATCGTCAAACGCATGGAACTTGGCGAGTATGTGGACAGCAACGCCCCTTACGGATACCGGTTAGCCGATAAGATGTTGACCGTGTATGAGCCGGAAGCAGGCATTGTGCGGAATATCTTCGCTCTGTACTTGCAGGGCTTCTCCACAAGTGAGATCGCAAGAGAGCTGAACAAACTCAACATCCCTACCAAGGCCGGAAAGGAAATCTGGCGACCAAGTCGCGTGGCATATATTCTGAAGAACGAAAGGTACATCGGCGACAGCTTTTATCAAAAGACCTACCGAGAAACCACCGTTCCCTTCAACCAACACCCCAATCGTGGACAGGAAGATCGCTTCTACGCAAAGGGTACCCATCCCGGCATCGTCGAAAAGGATGTATTCGATGCCGCTCAGACCCTTATTGAAAAGCGCAAGGATGTCTTCGCCAAAGCAACAACACAAAATATCTATCCGCTTACGAGCCGCATTCAGTGTTCTGAGTGTGGCTCTTTCTATAGGCGAAGAATCGTGTCGGGGACTGTGAAGTGGGTATGCTCTCTTCACAAAGATGACAGCATGGCCTGCGATTCCAACTACTACAGCGAAGAAAGAATCTACGACGGCTTCATCTCCATGGTGAACAAACTGCGGTTCTCTGAAGATAACATTCTCGGACAGGTCATCAGCCGGCTGGAGATGACACTGGCAGCTATGAAGCGAAACAATCTGGCTGCGCGTGATTTAAGCAAGAGCATCGCTGAGTTGAATGCGAAACTGCTCATGCTTGAACAACTCCGGTCCAAGGGATACCTCGCCCCTGAAGTCTATCAGGCGCAAGCCAACGAGATCAGCGCAGAGCTGGCAAAACTCAAGGACGTCAGACAGGAGAAGTTCAATTCAAAAGCCGCCATCATGCTTGAGGAAATCAAGAAACTAAAAATGCTCATCTTCGAACTGGAAGAACCTCTCGAAGCATTCGATGAGAAGCTCTTTCTGGAAATTGTGAAGTCCATCCAAATCAATAAAGAGGACGAAATGTCCGTGGAACTCCTTGGCGGGCTTCGATTCAGAGAACGCATATAGGAGGCACTCATGAAAAAGATACGGTACATCCCATACGGATACACGATGCGAAATGGCAGAACGGTCATCTCAACTGAGGAAGCAGAGATCATCCGAGAGATCTTTAAGGCATATCTGGAGGGCGCTTCTCTCAAAGCAATTGCGGAAGAACTGACCGGTCGCCAGATCCCATATACGCAAAAGACCACCACATGGGATAAAGCCCGTATCGCAAGAATCATCGACAACGCCAAATATATTGGGACTGAAGAATACGACCCCATCATAGATGAAGATATGTATGAAGCGGCAGTCAGCCTGAAAACGGCGCGGCAGCGCAATACCTGCGAAAAGGAAAACGATGCCATCGACCTGCTCCGTGACTTCGTTCGGTGCGACAACTGCGGTCAGCCAATGAAGCGTCGTGTCAGTATGAAGCATCGCATTCGAGAGAGCTGGAACTGCACTAACGATGACTGCGGCATCAGAGTTCGTATCAGCGATACCCAACTCATCGAAACCATTACCGTCCTCATCAATCGGGTCATCCTCAATGACCATCTGCTCCAGCCGAAGCCCAGGAAACGGTATGAACCAGACGCGAAGGTCACCAAGGTAGGAAACGATATCGCCCTGGAGCTGGAGCGTGACGCTCCAAACGAGGAGTACATCATTGAAAAGACCATCGAGATGGCAGCGCTCATGTACGAGCAAAGCAATGCCAAGTTGAACCTCACAGTATCGCTCACAAGGAAACTGGCACATACGATGGTCACGCAGGATGAATTCAATCAAGATTACTTTACCGCCCTCGCCTCATACATCACACTCGGTGAACAAGGCAGAGTGGTGCTTCATACTAAGACAGAAACGGAGGTCACGCTGGACGATGGAAGTAACGAAAGTCCCTAAGAAAATAATCACTGTCATAGAGCCGAAACGCTCCATGACGGTAGACAAAGAAAAATACAGACAGAAAAGAGTGGCAGCATACTGCCGAGTCTCAACAGATAGCGAAGAACAGCTCGTCTCCTACACCAACCAAAAGAAGGTGTACACTGAGATGATAGCCAGCCGCAAAGACTGGTGCTTCGCAGGCCTGTTCGCTGACGAGGGCAAGTCCGGCACAAGAGCTGACAAGCGGCCTGAGTTCAACAAAATGATCAACGACTGTCTGGCCGGAAAGATCGATTACATCATCACTAAATCCGTATCCCGCTTTGCGAGAAATACGGTGGATTGCCTCGATTATGTCCGAATGCTCAAGTCCAAAGGCATCGGCGTCTACTTTGAGGAGCAGCAGATCGATACACTCAAGACAGATAGTGAACTGTATCTGGTCATCTATGCTGGCTTCGCACAGTCCGAATCCGAGAGCATCAGCAAGAATATCACATGGAGCGTCCGCAAGAAGTTCGAGGAAGGAACTCCAGTGTTTATGTACAAGCGGTTCCTCGGCTATAAAAAGGGCGCTGACGGTGAGCCGGAGATCGTACCGAGCGAAGCGGCTATCGTAGAACGCATCTTCAATCTCTACCTGGCCGGAGAGACTGTGGACAAGATCTCCAAGATGATGCAGGCTGAGAACTATGATATCCCCGACAAAACCATCAGCTTTAGCAAGGGCATGATCATGAATATGCTCTCCAACGAGCGATATTGCGGAGATGCAATCCTGCAAAAATCCGTCACAATTGACTGCATCGAAAAGAAGCGGAAAAAGAACACCGGCGAAGCTCCAATGTACTATGTTCAGAATAACCATCCAGCTATCATCGACAGAGTGACCTTCAACAAAGTTCAGGAAGAACTGGCAAGGCGAAAAACTAAAACGCCAGGCTCCGCAAAGAGTTCCATCACATCCACCGGAAAATATTCCCGCTACGCCCTGACCGACGTCCTCATCTGCGGCAACTGCGGTACTCGCTATCGCCGTGTGACATGGTCAAGGAACGGTGTCAAGCGCATCGTGTGGCGCTGCATCAGCCGACTGGACTACGGCAAGAAATACTGCAGCGATTCCCCCACCATTATGGAGGACAAGCTACAGGAGGCCATCGTTCGAGCGGTCAACAAGTTTAACGAGCAAGATAACGCCACCTATAAGGCACTCATGAGAGCGACCATCAGCGAAGCCCTCGGCCTTAATGGAGATCCAGAAGAAGTAGATATGTTGGAGAGAAAGGTCGAAGCCCTAAACAATAAGATGCTGGCGCTTGTCAATGAGAGTGTCAGCTCCGGCGATGGCATCGAGGCCCATGAAAGCGAGTTCATGACACTGTCACAAGAAACAGAACTTCTCAAGCAGCGTATAGCAGCCATTCAAGAAAGTACTGCCAAGGATAACGGCGAACAGAGCCGCCTCGAGCAGATCCAAGCCATCATCTCAGAAAGAGAAAGCAAATGCATGGAGTACGATGACTCCATCGTCCGTCAGATGGTAGAATGCATTAAGGTTTATCCTGGCGGCAAGCTGGAAATCATCTTCGGTGGCGGATACCTTGTCGAAGAATCCGTCTAAGTGTAGGAGATTGAGGGATCATCCCTCTTTCTCTTTCTTTATTTCATCGTGGATGTTCTCTTGAATCGCATCGAGAAGGGCGACTTTTTGCTCTGTTGAACACTCCAACCTTGAGATGTAATTATAAATCAACTGTGCATGGACAGTTGCAACGCGCTTGGCAAGTTCCTCCTGACCTTCCTTTGAGCGCGGCAAATGAATGATTACTTCCATAGAATCCCCCCAATCAGGCATAAGGCCGGATGTATATCGGTAAGGTAGTCAGCACACAATGAAGTATGGGATCATCGCAGGCGCGCCCCTTTTTAATGTCTTTATTTATTGACAATAATAGATATATCGTCTATAATAACAAGCACAAAGACGATGTGAGGTGGTGTGCAGAATGGGACGAAAGAGTGTTGCTGTGCTGCCGCAGACGCAGGCGATTTTAGAACAGCTGGGAGAACAGATCAAACTTGCCAGATTACGGCGGCATCTGTCTGCCGAATTGGTCGCGGAAAGAGCTGGTGTGAGCCGAGCCACAGTGTGGAATGTTGAAAAGGGAAACCCCTCTGTCGCGATTGGGATCTATGCCGCAGTTCTGCACGCACTGAACAATATGGATAAAGACCTTCTGCTCGTTGCAAAAGATGATGAGTTGGGGCGTAAACTCCAAGACCTTGAACTTACCACGCGCAAGAGAGCACCACGAAACGGAGGTGATTAACCGTGGCGTCAAACCAAAAAGTAATTTATGTCTATGAGAGCTTCAGATCTACAACGCCAAACTTCCTGGGGACTCTCTTCGTGGAGAATGTCCGTGGCCGGGAGAGCTACTCCTTTGAGTATGATGCTGACTGGTTAAAAAGCAGCGCAAACTACATGTATCTCGACCCGGATCTTCAACTGTATGCCGGGCGGCAGTATCCCACCGGTGCAAAAAATGTGTTCGGTCTTTTCGCCGACTCTTCCCCCGACCGCTGGGGCCGCCTGCTGATGACGCGCAGAGAAAGAATATTGGCGGAGCAGGAAGGCCGGAAGCCTCGAAAGCTCTTAGACAGCGACTTCCTGTTGGGCGTCTACGACGAGACGCGGATGGGCGCGATCCGCTTCAAGCTGGACAAAGATGGGCCGTTCCTTTCGGATGATTCAGAAACCCCGACACCCCCCTGGACCAGCTTGCGAACGCTGGAGGAAGCCTCCCGCCAATTCGAAAACGATGAGTCCGGTCTCGAGCGGAAATGGATCAATCAGCTCATCAAGCCCGGTTCCTCGCTGGGCGGCGCTCGTCCGAAGGCCACCGTTCTGGACACAAGCGGAAATCTGTGGATCGCCAAGTTTCCGTCCAAGCACGATGATGTTAACGTGGGCGCATGGGAAAAGGTCACCCATGACCTTGCAAGACTTTGCGGCTTGGATGTTCCCGAGTCCATGCTGATCGACTTCTCCAAATACGGAAGCACCTTCCTTGTACGAAGGTTTGACCGGAATGGTGCTGCGCGGATTCATTTCGCATCCGCCATGACAATGCTCGGCAAGACCGATGGGGCATCGGCAGCGGACGGCTCCAGTTATCTTGAACTGGTATCCTTTATCAAGGCTAACGGCGCTGCTCCCAAGAAAGATTTGACAGAGCTATGGAAGCGGATCGTGTTCAATATGGCTGTTTCCAATACGGATGACCACATGAGAAACCACGGCTTTATCCTCAAGGCAGATGGTTGGCACCTCTCTCCCCTGTACGATGTAAACCCCGTCCCAGAGGGTGACGAGCTGTCCCTCTGCGTAAACGAGGACGATGCGACGATCTCCCTCGACCTTGCACTGGAGATCGCACCGTATTGTGAGATCAGCACCAAGGACGCAACTGCTATGGCGTCGGATATTCTGAAAACCGTCCGAGATAACTGGAAGCGTCTGGCAGCAGAATGCGGATTAAGCCGGAGCGCACAGGAATATATGCGGCCGGCCTTCTCGCTGGCTCTTGAATAACACAGCTTGATTCACCTTCAGATCTCCCTTCGAGCAAGGGGGATCTTTTTTTGCCAGTCACAAGCCAAAGAGCATTCCGCGTGTGCTATTCCTCAAGGACAGGATCGTCTGCAAGAGGTTCTTCGTTTTCCTCTACAAAGTCATCTTCCGCAGCAACCTTCCCAGAATGCAGCTTCGTCATTCGTAAGGTGTATTTGCATTTTCGGTTATAGGCGACGAGCATAGCTTCGGCGTAGCAAAGAGACCCTGCTCCACGCTCTTTAGCGATACGAGACAACTGCCGAACAGACATGAAGCCAACCCTCTCCTTAAAAGTTTCGTCACGAAGCTGGTCACCAAATGCTACGACCATTCTCGCAACACCAGCTAATACATTTGCTCCCAGAGAGTCGATATCCCCCTCCCATGTACCAACGCAGAGCCGCAAAGTTCGGTCAAGCACATGGTAACCATATTTGGTGTAGATCCGCTCCAGCGTGGCAACCGCACAGATCACGCCATATGCTTTGGTCGGCCCGATAGAAAGAGAATAGGATTCAACGAGCCGCTTAATAACAAGCTGCTGCTCATTTCCTGCTTCGATATTAGCCATGAATATCTCATAAGGCTTCAACGGGCGCACATGCTTCATCTGATTTGCAAAAATGTCTGCTTCGTTCTTGTAATCTAAGCTGTCATAAATCATGCACCAAACAGGAGTCTCCCGCGAACCGGATACAGTAGCAACGATCTCTATGGTGTGCTGACCATTAAAGACATAGTTGACACCATCACGGCGGCTCACCTTTACCGGGTTGATTTGGTTCAGGTCGAAATCCTCGATGGCTTTTTCAACCTGTGCCTGAGACAACGGCCTCTGGTATTCCTGATTAGACACGAGATTTTTGATCGGGATCTGCTCGAAGTGGACATTCGGAACAAATCTGCTGAAGTCTTGCATTAGTCTACCTCCCTGATTTCTGAGAGCATCTCGGACACCTTCTCCTGTAGTGACAACAGCGCCTCCTCAAGTTTGCTTTTTGCACTCGTTGAAGCGGCGTTCATATCCGCATTGTTTCTGGCTCGCTCGATGGAACTGACCCATGACGGAACGGTCAGAGTCAGACCGGCGATTTCGGCGTCCGGGTCGTGCATAGGGGGAATTTTGATAAGAGGTAAAGTTTCCTGCATAGATTCGACTGGCTCCTCATCTGTATCAGCAAATTCTTTTCGTGTGTCACTGTAACTGGTGAACGGGTGCTGTAGGTCTTCGGGTCTTGCCCCGATTCGCCGGATTTCTTCTGGCGGCATTTTCGAAAGGGCCACAAGGTTCTCGTGAGATATTTTGAAAGTGCCAGAAAGCACTTTGCCAGGAAGTTCGGGGTCTGCCTGTCCAACAACGTCTAACGCCTTACTGAAGATCGCATACTTCTGCACAGATCCAGTAGATACATTGTATTGAGCGCTGAACTTCTGGGCTGTGCGCCGAAAAGTCTCGCCGCGCTCACCCTTGTTTCTCCGCTTATACTGGTTGAACCCATTGATGTTGGGCGGATGCTTACGCGCTACTTTCTCAAGTTCATACTGCTTTCCAATGAGATATCGTCTGGTTTCCTCCGTGATATTTCGGCGACCGAGCTGATTGCTGCAGATCCAGACAATCGCTTGCTCCCGGTTCTCAAATAGCATCTTCCGTACAGCATAGGGGATGTGCAGCCGGTTACATATCTCGTAGCGATTATGGCCATCAATGATGATGTTATTCCATGTGATGATCGGCTCTCTGCAGCCGTCTACTGTAAGATTTACTTCGAGTTGAAGATACTCATCTTTCCGTAAAGGTCGAATGAGTGTCTTGAATTCCGGGTCGATCTCCAACACCGCAAATCCTTTATCCATCGCTGGGAGGTCTCCTCTCATTTTTCTTTAAGGTTTTCATGGAGAAATAGGCTACTCTGTTTACAACATCCACCTCTCCGCTCATACGATAACTGTATTGGAAGTCGAGAGTACCGATCATATTGACCAAAGCGCACAGGAGTGTATTGCTGTAGAACTCAACAGAATAATGGCGTGATGTTTGAACCAACTTCACTCGGTTGGAGGTGCCACCAGTGAGGGGCCGATCTGAGCCAAGTACAGCAACGAACATTTCTTCTGGATTGACCAGAAATTGAACATATTGCGGATTCCCCATTTTGTTCAGGGTGGACTTATGTATGCGAAAGCGATTCCACTTTAAGTCAATGGTCATGATCGCGCTGTTATCCGTACTACCCATTTACACTCCCCTCCTGCACAGGTACCTCTGGTTGATATGCGTTATGGGCTGATGTGACATTTTCCACGGATGCCGTGGAGGATACAGTGCTATCCTTGATTCCATAGATTGCGTATCCATCAAAAATGTTGATCTGCAGGGACTTCTGGTGCTCACGATAGGGCAAGCCGAACTGATCCTTCCAACCGGCAGGGAATACAGGTGTACGCGCAGTCTTGGGCTTGCCTCCGTCTTTTGCAATACGCTGATAGATCTCAGAGGCATTCAAGTCGAATACGATCAGATACTCACCATTGGCATGGATGACCTTGCCAAGCAGCTTGTACCTGTAATCAATATTCCAGTCCATCAGCTCAAAGAGCTTTGCAAAGAAGAACTTACCCGTCACCTGGCGGGGCCTCCTCTTCCCGCCAGATGTGTTGCACCACGCGAATGCGTCTCGCTCTGACTCGGCGCAAGGGCGTAGTGCAAGAATGTGCGACTCTCGATTGATCAAGAGCTGTACACAGTCTGCATGGGGAAACTTGTTTAAGCAGGCAGTATTGACGTAAACTTTGTAATTGTTGAAGGTGATAGACGGCTCGAAAGTATGAGCGAAGAACTCCCTACGAACCACCTGATACCCATCAAAATCGAAGTCGTCACTAAGTTCGATCACATCGCCTGGTGCCGATGCGTCGATTGTCATTGGCGTGTCCACATCCTCCTTAAAGGTAATGGTAGTTTCATCATCGACATTGCCAAATTGAGTATTCTGCAGCATCGGTGAGATGAAAGAAACCTGATTCTCTACTTCCATTCTGCTCTCCTTTCATTCGTCTCTGACAAGATCCAGCGCATCTCCAATCTGGCGTAGGCTCATGCTGAGATAGTGACAAAGCCGTCTGAGTTGTTCCGCGTTATACTCTGCCATGATCACATCCTGCTCGGCTTCGGACAAATCAGAAAAGCATCTGTTGACATGTATACCATCACGAACCACGCGGTAGTACACTCCATCAAGATTCCGAAAGATTGGAATATTGTTTTTTTCAGGCATTAAAATCCACCTCTTCCATCTGCTTTATGGGGGCTAATTGCTCTGCTATGAATCGCTGCATTTCATCAAACTTGGTGACTCGAAGCTTCTCACCGGTTTCAAAGAGTTGGCCTTCCAGCCAAAGCTTCCATGCATCTTCACTTTGTAATTCCGGTGAAGATGAGGTAAGTCTGTGAGAGTAAAAGTCACTACCAAACCTGTCTGCCAGTTTCTTAGGAACTGCCCGAATACGCTTTCCTGATACGGAGAGAGGAGAAAGCTCACCGTCGCCGCTGATGGGAGAATCTGTCCCCGTCATGAGATAGGACTGGATAAAAATCTCAGGCTCACTCAAATCAAATATGAACACCGAATCCCCTTCGTTTTGGAGGAGTTTACCATAGGCCCTGAACTTAAAATCGGTTTCCCAATCGAGCAGTTCGAATAGGGTTCCACCAAATGCGGTACATGGTATCTCTTTGGCATAGTATTTTCCATCGTCAGGTCTTGACCACTGTACGCACTGGCGAGAATCCTTAGAGGCGCGACGAACAGCGAGCTTCCGCAATCCCGGATGGATCAGCAGCTCAACTTTGTTGTCCTTCCCGAATTGCCTGACACAATCTGTGCTGAACTTGATTTGTTTGCTCTGAAATAAGACATACGGTCTTTTGTTCGCATCAAAGAGAGATGCATTCGTAACTTCAAAGCCGCGCAAATCAAAATCTCCAGCTGCCACCTCGAATGTAGCGTCACCCTCTGCAGGCTGGCCGTAATATGTATCGTCCGTGTAGACACTCATGGAAGCCTGTAAATAATCGGCTGCCTTGAAGCCTGCCCACTTGGGGCTAATCGTGACAAATCCTTTCAGAACGCCAGATTCAATCACTCGAAGCTCCGGCAGAATAGACTTTCCCCCGTATTTTGCATTATTGATCATGTGCTGAACGGCTATATAATCGTCCCTTGAAACGATTGCCTCGTGTTCTCCTTTATACAGGCTCTGCTGCCGTTCTCCTCTGTTTTTCTTGGACTTATGACTGATCACATCAGGCGTGAATGTCTTTCTTGTGAGAACATCACCACAATGCCGCTCATTCCTCAAGACCTGAATAACGGTGCCGGAAGTCCACTTGGAATTACCAAGGAATGTCCTCTTACCAAGCGCCTCGAGGGTTTTTGCGATATGCGATGAAGAATATCCGGACAGATACATGTAGAATATGAGTTTGACGGTCGGAGCCTCGTCCGGATTGATCACCAGCTTGCCGTCAGTATCATGAGAATAGCCCAACAGCTTGGGTGTCAGAGGAAGTCCTCCATTCAACCGCTGAGCAAGCGAAACTTCCATACTGCGGCTTCGAATGCGGGACTCGTTTTCCGCAATGGAAGCCAAAAAAGACAGCGGCATGTTTGTATCCTCGTTCAACGAGAAAATGCATTCACTCTCGAAGAAAACGCCCACTGGATTGCGGAGCTCCGCAAGATTACGCACCATAGTAATACAGTCAACGGTATTTCTGGCGAGACGCGAGACTGATTTGGTGATGATTAAGTCGATTTTTCCGGCTCTGCTGTCAGCGAGCATTTGGTTTAGCTCAACGCGGTGCTTTGTCGAAGTGCCTGAGATTCCTTTGTCGGCATAGATCTTTACAAGCTTCCAATTAGGATGCTTCAAGACAAACTCCTCATAATAGTTCTTCTGGAGCTCATAAGAAGTCTCCTGACCCAGATTATCAGTTGAAACTCGGACGTAGACCGCAACACGCTGATGAATATCAGCATCGTAGAAATCGACCTGCTTCTTTGCCGGATAGATGACATCTGGCTCTCTCCGATTCGAGTATCGCTTATGTACTTTCTCGCGTTCTGCTTGGTCGGCTGCTTTCTTTGCTGATTTACTCATGGAGAGCACCTCTCATATCCAGCTCGTCATCAGGCAAGATTTTCCAGTCTGGTGTTGGGAAGAAACAGGGTTCCCGAAGGTCATCACGATAATATGAGGCCAAAGTGTATAGATCTTCTGATATGAAGTAGATGCCAACAGGAGGCTTGCGAGCAGCGAGCATTCTTGCGCAAATCGTCATTTCTTGGGCATCTCTGGACACATTGCTGACCTTCTGTGTGATTATGAGATCGACTTTCCCAGCATCGCAGTCAGACAGAAGTTCAGACCATGCTGTAGAGTTCTCCATATACGGAGCGGTCGATCCATTGTCAATATAGAAACCTACGAACTCCCACATAGGATACTGAGCCAGCGTAGCACGAAAAACCTCTTTGTTGCGTTCGAGATATTCCTCGTCTCTGTATTTCGTCTGGTTGAAAAAGCGGATGTACACTGCAACCTTGAACGGGATCTTGGGGTTAGGTACTTCGTGGCGGATAGTTTTCAACCACTGCCTGTGTTGTGCCACAAGGGGTGATACCATGTTTTCTCCCAGGCACAGGTCAAAGGAGGGGTACTCAGTCTCTTCGAGTCCTTGTTCAGTACCTAAAGGCAGCAGTTTCGTGTTTTCCATGTTTTCCTCCGGCATTTGGGCAAGCCCTTTTGGGTGAATTATAGGGAAAATGCTTAAAAATAAGAAGATACCATAGGTCAGCATCTTGACCTATGGTATGGAAATGACAAAAAAATTATCGGATTGGTCACCCAATCCGATAATTAATCATTATTCTGCTTCTTATGCATGGAGGCTTTGACCTCTCGGACAATCTTTAAGATGGTTTCCATCTCACTGGCCGAGCAGTCTTCAAGGAGCTCCGCAAACTCACCTTGATAGATTGCTTTGACCTCCGGTACATCTGGGCGGAGCAAATAGTCTGCAGATACCTGAAGGGCTTCCGCCACTTTGACGAAAGTCTCAAGTTGCATTCCCGTTTTTCCTCGTTCGATGTTGCTAATCAGCGGCAGTGAAACAGAAGCTTCGACTGCCAAATCCGCTTGGCTCATGCCTCTGCTGATTCGAACAGCTTTGATGCGTGAGCCGACCAGCTTCAGATCCTGTTGTTCATACATGACCAGCTCACCTCCCCTTCGCCGGATATAAGCTAACGACTATAATTTAAGTTAGTATATAATATGCGAAGGTCAAGTTTATATAATCGTACCGCTATAAAATAGTGGTTCAAATATAATTGAGTTGCCAAAATTTTTAAGGAGGTTTCTCTATGCAACTCAATTACTATGTCCTTGGTCAAAGAATCCAGAAAATCAGGAAGAACAAGCGTATCTCCCAAGCGGTGCTGTCCACCATGATCGACAAGTCCGCTGGATACATCAGCTATCTCGAGTGCGGTACAAAGGTTATGAGTCTCGAAACTTTTGTTGGCATCGCCAATGCGCTGGAGGTGTCGACTGATACGCTCCTGAACAGGCAGCTCACGGGTGCGACTGAGATGTCTAATGCCGAGGCACAGAAAATCTTCGCCAACTGCACCCCGTATGAAACCTATGTCCTGTTGGATGTGCTGAAAACAACCAAGAACGCTCTACGCTCGCACCACCATCTCCTCAAGGATGAGTGGTAATCATTTTATCAACTGAATATCAAATAGCAACAGACCACAGGTTAAGAGATTGACCTGTGGTCTGTTGCGTGCAAAAAACGATTATGTTTTCGCCCAAAACGATTATGATTTGGGCTTTTGCGAGATTTTCCATTCTATTGATGCTATAATCCGGTCAAGCCAGAAAGGATGAGGATGAATGATCTATTACACCGGCGATATTCACGGCAGTGCGAAAGGAATCGTCGCTTTTGCCCAACACTATGAGCTCACAGAATCGGACATAATCGTCATCCTTGGTGATGTCGGAGCGAACTATTACGGCAACAGGCGGGATCGGTATTGCAAAGATGCGCTTGCCAGAATAAAGCCCACCGTCTTCTGTATTCACGGAAACCATGAACGGCGTCCAGACACTCTCGTGGGCTATAAACAGAAAGAATGGAATGGTGGCCTTGTGTGGTACGAGGATGAGTATCCGAACTTACTCTTCGCCAGGGACGGAGACATCTTCACTATGGAAGGAACCCGGCATCTGGTCATCGGCGGCGCTTATAGCGTAGACAAATACTACCGACTGGAAAACGATCTGCTGTGGTTTGCTGATGAGCAGCCCTCGGCAGGAATCAAGACATATGTGGAAGATCAAATCACGAAAAACAGAATTGACATTGTTCTCTCTCATACCTGCCCCTATAAGTACGAACCGCGGGATGCGTTTTTACCCATGATCGATCAGAATACGGTTGATGACAGCACAGAGCGATGGCTCGATGGAATAGAAGAAAAAGTAGATTACAAGGCATGGCTTTGCGGACACTGGCACATAGAGAAGCAAATTGACAAGCTTCGCTTCCTGTTCCACGATGTTGTGTCACTGGAAATGATAAAGCGAGGTTTCAAATGAGTCGTTTCAAGAGCAATCTCTACACTGTTGAGCGCCGAGTATGGAGAAACCACAAGCTGTGCTGGATTCAGAACGATGACTTCACTCTCTTTTCAGGACATCACAAAACGAAAATCAAAGAGGAAGATCTCCCAGAATGGTATGTCTTTGGCAGATACTATAAGCTGTGGGGCTTCCTCTCCACAAAAGGTATTACCGACTTGCAGTACATCCCGAACCTGTGGATCAACCACTTCCTGAAAGATGACTGTCTCCTGCTCTCCTATAGCGGTAAAATCGAGGAACATCCAGACAGCATCGGTTTTGAAAAATACAGCGGCGTTGATGAGCGAGTGTGGGGCAACGAGATCCTCCATGTGTTGAAAGGCGCAAGGATGTTCTCGCAATATGATATCGCCCCTATCATAGAGCAGATCCGCGAGAAGCAGCGCATTCTCATTGAGAACTACCCGGACGAGTTCGGACCCCACAAGTGGAGTTTTGATCTCGATAAATGGATGGCAGAAGAGTACCACTCAGGCCGCCCAACCTATTACAGCAAAGCCATCACAGAAAAGAGAGAAGCAGAGCTGCGAGAACTATATGACAAAAGAGGACAGACAAATGGATGAATGCCAACACGCAATGGCGGAACTCCGCAATATAGTCGAGGGGATCAGCAAGCTGCGAGACACAGCATACGCGCACTACTCTTTATTGGTTGAGCAGGTGCTGAAGGATCAAATCACCGACGAGCAGCAGTTAGAACAAATCATGGATGGCCTCTGCGATTTCTGCGATGAGATCCGCTTCATCGATCTTTATCGAAGCCTTTGCCGACACATCTATTACCAATATCCGCAGCTCGTGGGAGAGCATGTGGCTCTTTTCCGTGCGCTGTTTGAGGGGCCCGATGAGAAATGATTTGAGAGAAGATGTATGGAGGTAACCTTCAGTGAAGGTGGCAGATACAAGTTTGCCTGCTACCGCCTCACATATGAAGAAAGCAAGTCTCCAGGTAGGATTACAAAGATCAAAGCCGATCTTGCCTCAAAGGGGAAAGATGGGTATTCCATTGCAATCACTTATGACGCATCTCCCACCCCACCAACGTGGGACACATTCGCCAATTCCTTATTATGTCTGGACGGAAGACTTGAGATGTGGAAGCTAATGCAAGAGAGTTGGCCACATCACAAAGCGGTCGAAGCGCAGAAAGGAGTGAGTAAGATGAGCACATCATATTTCATTTTTACGGAGGTTCTGGCAAATGATCAGTGGCATTGTATCAACCCCCAAGTGATGAAGTTGCTGCCTATCGAACATCTCGTTCTTGTTCCAACGCTTCGCTCGGACAGCAGGTATCAGTTTGAAAAAGCATACCAGCAGCTTGAGTGCGATGGACACCCGTTCACAGTAGACGAAATGTCAAGAAATCTACAGGCATCGGTGAACGACTGGCTTACCCCAGAGGACAGTGTCCGAATTGCCGTTTGCTACGATGACATCTTGAAGCTACTGAACACTTCCGGCAAAGAACATTCTGCATTTGCTCTTCGATCTGAAGTAGCTGCCTTTCAGAATGATGAATCCGATAATATTTTGGACTTCGTCTCAGTAGACGAATATCGGAAGATGGAGGATGAACTCAAGAAGGCTTATCAATATTTCGAATGGAATGACCGCTCCGGTGCGTATCGCTATTATGAGGAGATCCAAAAGAAGGTCGCCGCACAGGTCAAGGATTGGAAAGCGATAAACCCTCGGGCAGAAATCACCTCTGTCCGAATAATGCTTTTTTCAACCTAAAGGAAAACACACAGGAGGGTTTCAGATGCAATCGAATAAAGAATCGAACCAAAAGCTGATTGAGCGATTTCCGTTTCTAATACCTCGTAACCGCTGGACGGGAAAAGTTCCAGAGGATTACGACTATTCCTATACGGAACTGGATTCCATGCCTGACGGCTGGCGTAAGGCTTTTGGGGAGCAAATGTGTGAAGATATCCGTGATGAATTGGTACATGCCGAGTATCTCGACCAATACCGCATTACCCAGATCAAGGAGAAATATGGAACGCTCTGTTGGTATGACTTTGGCTGTACAGAGCGGATGCTTCGTGACATCATCCCCAAATATGAGCGCCTATCTGCGAGAACTTGCATCAGATGTGGGAACCCTGCAACAAAGGCCTCTACTGGCTGGATCAGTCCCTACTGTGACACTTGTGCTGGCAAAATCAGTCATGCCGAGAGATTTATTCCTATTGAGGAATGGCTCAGTGGAAGCGGAGATGAGGTTGCATCAGAAAGGATTGTGAATGAAAAAGATACCCACTCTCTTTGAACGAGAATTTGAAAACCATCGAATTGTCAGAATACTGCCAAATATCAGCCCTGACCTTGCTTGGGTCATGGCCGGCGACGGCGTAGCTACCATCAAATGGGACGGTGCCTGCTGTGCGGTCATCAATGGTGTTTTCTACAAAAGATACGATGCAAAACATGGAAAGCCCATTCCATCTAACGCAATCAAGTGTCAGGAGAACGCAGACCCTGTCACTGGCCACCTGCCTTGTTGGGTGCCGTGCAATAGAGCCGCATCCAGCGACAAATGGTTTTGGGATGCTTATGACAAGATGGGGATTGTACCAGATGGAACATACGAAGCCATCGGCCCGCATTTCAGATCTAATCCCCACAACCTTGATACCGATATTCTCAAGCCCCACGGGAAAGACATTGTCGAACTGGATCGGAGCTTCGAGGGCATCCGCACTTATCTGGAAACCCATGTGATTGAGGGGATCGTCTTCTGGAAAGATGGACACCCTCGGTGCAAGATCAAACGCAAGGATTTCGGGTTCCCGTGGGGAAGATGATTACTTAAATTGGAAGACTCCATTAGAGGTACGCCAAAGCACTTGGCGATAGGAGGCGCACCACATGAGCAAATGGCTTGGCTACATGGTAGAACTGTACCACGATGGGCAATGGTTCAACATCGACCAGTGGCATCGTCACGCAAACGGACAACTCAGACACCACTTTTTGTATGCTGCGCCTGAACGAGATATTCTCTCTAGCGCACATGATGAGCTGGCTCTTAGTAAAGAGAGAATCTGCTTTTCTGACCTGGCAGCAGAAACTCAGGATATCATCTGCGCAGAAAATCCAGCATTCGAACGCAGTACATTCGACTCATGGGATTTTTTCATTTGGGGCAACCTCTCTGACTTGGAGATGCTGCTTCAAAAGTCTGTTGAGAATGAAAACGATGGATACATTTCAAAGGATTTACTCAAAGGGCTGCTTGTCAGGATTCAAGACCAAATCCAGATTTTCCGACAGACCATCCCGTACGTCGTGACTGATAGGTCATCGGAAATGCCAATCAGGATCATTATCTGTGAATTGTGATTTTTTGATAGCTATTCGCTCTGAAATATGGTAATTGTTCGTGTTACAGAAAAGGAGGTGGAACACCATGATTTATGTAATGTCCGATATTCATGGACAAAAGCGACGCTTTGATTCCGTCATGAAGCAAATCAAACTGCAGCCGGATGACACTCTTTATATCCTTGGAGATGTGATAGACAGAAACCCGGATGGCATCAAAATCCTTCGTCAGATCATGGCGATGCCAAATGCCAAAATGCTTCTGGGTAACCACGAATTAATGATGATGAATGCTCTCTACTACCCACCCCCGGAGGATGAGGAGTGGCCTGAATACTACTATGAACGTAAGCAGTCTCTGTGGTATAGAAATGGAGGGCAAATAACACATAACTATCTGAAGCACATAAAGAAAACAGTTCGCCAGGAGATATTCGAGTATTTGGAGAAGCTGTCTGTAAATATGGAACTCACGGTGAATGGCAGACAATTCATTCTGACCCACGCAGCACCTGTCGAGTTGTATGAAACCTATGGCCGCAAATACGAGTGTGAGCGAGACTTTGCCGTCTGGATGCGATTTGACAGTTTCCCTGTTCTGGAGGGCTGTACAGTCATCTTCGGACACACGCCAACTATCCGTTTCCAGTATGATAACCCAATGGCAATATGGGATGCAAAGAGCTGGATCGGAATCGACTGCGGCTGTATGCTCCCTGAAAAGGGTGACCCTTGGTCAGGAGCACTTGGAAGACTGTCGTGTCTCCGATTGGATGATATGCAGGTCTTTTACTCCGAGGAACCTCAATACGACAATCTTAAAGAATCGGAGGAACAGCATTATGGATGATGGCAAAGTTACGATTACCATAGAAATCGATGCAGAGCTGCTGGCGCAGGTAACCGAGGTGCTAAAGCCTTATGGCCTCACGCCGGAAGAAGCCGCTGTGCAGTTCTTCGAATACTGTGCCAACCCAAAGACACAGGATCATGCGATTACACTTCTCAAAAGGTGGAAAGAGGAACAGGAAGCTCAAGAGAGGAATAGCACCAATGCTAAGTAAAGAAGGATTCTGCAAAGCACTCCAGATGATAAAGGAACAAGAGGCCATTGACGAGCAGTTCAGCAAAGCTCTCAATCTCGTTGGTGATGGTCACTTTGTGTTCGGTGCTGAAAACAAGTATCTACTAGCTCTTAGAGATATTTTGAAAGAGGCGGTCAATGACCAATACGACTACATCGATTGGTGGCTGTATGAAGCGACCAATGACTATACGGTATGGGAAGCAGACTGCACCATGAAGTATTGTCTCAAAGAGCCCGAAGCTCTGTATGATTACATAACCGGTACGCTGAAGCCTGTCCCTGTATCTTCGGGAGAAAGCACATCGCAGCAGGAATAAGGGGATGTCAAAATGAAAAGACTGCCGCCACTATCCGAAATGGAACGCATCGAGCAAACCCTGCTCGTCGAAAAACTGGATGAAATCCTGGAACGTATTGACAACGAGGACATCGGATTCGTAATAACAGAAAACGGTCTGCCGGATATGGTCCTAATACCATTCCGCTGGTTTGCCGAGAACTTTCCGGATGAAGTGCCTGACGACCTAAGAAGCACCGATTACAAATCCGGATAGATTCCACCACTGAGGAGCCGAGAAAAGATGGATGAGAAGTTTAACAGAATACCCGTCAGCGTCATCCATCTTGACAAGGATGGCACAGTCATAGATGTGAAAGATTACAACCTCGATAAAGTCGAACCTGATTTGTGGGCAATCAAAGGGCTGGCTGCATCACTGCTCCCTGTCATTCGAGAGTTCTATACGCACGAAGAAAATGTTCAAGCATTTGAGGCATGGCTGAAAGAGCGGGAAAATAATCCTCAAAAACACAGCAAGCGGAAATAAGCGCAAAGACGGAAATCTGAGATGAGAGGCTGTATCTATTTCGGTCACTCTTAAAAATACCCAATTCTCCGCTATCATGGGAAATTGAAAGCAAAAAAATATGGCTGAAACAGCTCAAAGCCGCTCCAGCTCTCGATTTTTCCTATTTTCAGCATGTATCTAAATTGGTCACACATGACAGAAAAACAGCCGTTTTCTTTACGAAAACGGCTGTTTTTGCAACTTTAACAAGATGTTCTATCTGTGACGAGAAGAAATAATTCAACTTTAGTTCAACTCACTTTGAAAATTCAAGCCTTTTTCAAAAACACGTCAGCTAAAATGTCAGCGTTTTTCCGATCAGCGCTCTCCATCACATGTGCATAGATGTTCGCCGTTGTGCTGACTTGCGCATGACCTAACCGCTTGGAAATAGATACACTGTCCACGCCGCTAAAGTAAAGCATAGAGGCCATTGTGTGCCGGAAAGCATGAGGATTGATATGCGGGAGATCGTGCCGCCTGCTGAACTTGGACAACCAGTCTGTTATGCTGTCCGGGTGCATTGGCTTTCCGTCATCTTGAGCAAACAAAAAGCCCTGTTCTCGGTAATACTCACCCAGCCGCAGCCGCTCCGCGTTCTGCCATGCCCGGTATTGCCGAAGGAGCTGCATCGTTTCCGTTGGCAGAGAAACCCAACGATCCGAAGTCGCGGTTTTTGGCGTATCCTCATATACGCCTATATCCGGCGAGTAAAGGATGTTGTTGCAGATATGAATGAGGTTTCCTGTAAAGTCAACAGCATTCCATTTCAGCCCCAGCACCTCGCCGCGCCGCGCTCCTGTGATGAGCAGTAAATGTGTGAGCGTTTTCCATTTTAGCGGTTCTGCGTCCAGTGCATCACGGATAGCTGCAACTTGTTCCGGCTGAAAGTAGTTGACTTCTTTTTTGCTGACCTTCGGTAATGTGGCTTTTGCTGCCACGTTGAATGGGACAAGCCCCTCTTTTTCGGCTTGATCCAATACAGTCGAAATCAAACGGTGGTGCTCTAATATGGTCTTTGGCGACAACCCTTCGCCGGTACGTTTGTTCTGTCCGGGCTTGGCGAGATCGGTGTAAAAGCTGTTCAGGTGATCGGCACGGAGGTCTTTTAACTTGATATGCCCGATTGCGGGATAGATGCGCACTGCCAGCTCCTTATAACGAACGATGGTTGAATGCTTTATTCCTCGCTGCTCTTTCAGATCAATCACATATTTGCAGTATTCCTCAAATTTCAAACGGCTGTCGGAGGTCACACCCTCCCGGCATTCCTTTTCAAAGGTCGCGGCGAAAGCCTCGGCCTTTTTTCTTGCGCTTTTCTCCGTCCATGTGGGCGAGACTTCAAAGGTCGCCGTCCACGGCTTGAGCTGCTTTCCGTCAGAACCACGGCCACGGTGAATGCGGACGGAGTAGGAGATCAGCTTGCCGGACTTGTCCCGGCGTTCTTGAATGTTAGCCATTATGTTCACCCTCCGTTCTAAATGGCAACCCTGATAATTCAAATGCGACAAAACGATTGATTTCAGAGATTAAAGTTCTCCATTGTTTATGTGAGATCATCGCAACATTTCCGTTTCTGCTACTGATTTTCACTGCATTGTCGGAGTAAATTAGCTTGGTAAAATCGTTACTCTCAGAAAGATCGACTTCTTGGATATCATATCCGTGCAATTTAATTAAATTTACAATATTGCTGTAAACGTCGTGTAACCCGCTCAACCCATTTTCAAACATTTCATATTCCGTGCGAAAATCATCTTTTAAAAGAAGATACTCAACACGAACATTGAGGACTTGCGCAAGCAGTGATGCGTATTCCACAGATATTGGGCGCGTTCCATTTTCCAAGTAAGAAATTTGCTTTTCACTACGTTCTTTCCCTCGATTATCCGGCAATTTCATAACGGCCTCAATTAGCTGCTCTTGAGAAAGACCACATGCAATCCGACATTCTTTTAGCCTTTTTCCCATCAGGAACATAGATTCCTTCTGTTGTGTTACTTTTTTCGTAAAAAGTCCCCCCTATCGCCAAAAATAGAACAAAACTGAAGTCAACTGAGTTGTTACATGATGGTAACATTTACGTTACAATTATAGGCGACGTAGGACGATACGTCAAGTGCTAATACGAAAGGAGGCTGTCGCTTATGTTTCAAACAGTTCGACAGGTCGCGCGGTATCTTGAAGTCCCTGAGAGACTTGTACGTCGCCTTGTGGCGCAGGGCGTTTGTCCGGGCGTCTATTCCGGCAATCGTTTCCTCGTGAACGTCGAGGCATTGCGTGAATATCTCGAGGCTGAGAGCCGACAGATTAAGGAGGTGCAAGCGTGAGACAGTATTTGGTGTCCGATCTCCTCCACGAGGGAAGTGAAAACGGTGTGACGCTCACAGAACTCGTCCAACTTACCGGTGAGGATGAACGGTCGATCCGCCGTCGCATCCAGGCAGAGCGTAAGGCCGGAAAGCTGATTTTGGCCGACTGCAAAAATGGGTATTTTCTGCCGACAAGCACGCTTGACATTCAGCGCTTCATCAGCTCGATGTCAAGAAGATCAAGGGAAATCGCGGCAATCTCACGCGCGGCGGAAGATGCGCTCTTGAAGATGACCGGGCAGGAGACCTTGCGGGGGTGGCAGAATGGCTGAACGAAGAATGTTCGCAAAGTCGGTCATCAACTCGGCTCGTTTCCTGACGATGCCACCGTCGTCGCGCTTACTTTACTATGATCTCGGTATGGCTGCGGACGATGACGGAGTTGTGGAAGCCTTTACCGTGAAGCGGACGACAGGCGCAGCGGATGATGATCTGCGGGTGCTCGTCTCCAAAGGATTCGTGTCACTGCTGAATGATGAGTTGGTCGCTTATATCACGGATTGGAGCACAAATAATCAGATCCGCAAGGACCGATACCAGCCGAGCATTTACAAAAATTTGCTAGTGAAATTGGGCGACGGCAACCAACGGTTAACCGATGGTTTACCAGATGGCAACCAACGGTTAACCCAGTATAGGTTAGGTAAGGATAGTTTAGGTAAGGTTAGTACAGGTGAGGAGAATAAGGCGGCTACGCCGCCACGCGCGAAGCGCTTCACCCCGCCCACGTTAGCAGAGGTTCAAGCCTATGTGCTTGAACGCCAGTCGCCGGTAGACCCGCAGGGGTTCATCGACTTTTACGAGTCGAAGGGCTGGCTGGTCGGCAAGACCCCCATGAAAGACTGGAAAGCGGCTTGCCGAAATGCGGAGAAGTGGGAACAGTGGAATCGCAATGATAGCCGTAGGAAGGTGAAGACCACTGCGGACTACGGAACGGAGGACTTTTTCAATGCTTGATAACCTTGTTCAGAAGTCGCTGGAACATTCCGCTGAGAAGCCGGGTGACTACATAAAGGACGGCGTTCTTTGCTGTGGTGCGTGCGGAAAACCAAAGCAGAAAAAGATCCACTTCCCCAATATGGGAGATAGGCTGGTAGGGATCGCCTGTGACTGCACGGAATCGGAAAAGGCCAGCGCGGACGATGCGAACGATATTGCCGCCTTTGAAACGATGATGGAGCGCCGCCGCATCGAGGATTCTATCGTCGATCCCTCATATCGAAAAGTCACCCTTGCCGATGATGACGGCGCAAATCCGAAAATCTCTAAAATTTGCAGGAAGTATGTCGATCAGTGGGAGAAGGTATCGACGGAAAATATCGGCATCCTGTTTCGCGGTCCCGTCGGCACGGGCAAGAGCTTTTTCGCCTGCTGCATCGCAAATGAGCTGCTGAAAAAACGCGTACCAACGGCGGTAACAAGCTTTCCGCGCCTCTTGAATCTGCTGCAAAACAGCAAAGACCGTCAGGGCTTGCTTGACCGACTGAGTACATACAAACTGCTCGTCATTGACGATCTCGGCGTTGAGCGGGATACCGGGTACGCGGCGGAGCAGATTTTTGCAGTCATCGACGCGCGCTGCCGCTCGAATCTGCCAACAATCGTGACTACGAACCTGACGCCGCAGGAGATGGATGCGCCGGAGACGATGCAGTACAAGCGCATTTTCGACCGCGTGGCGGAAATGTGCCCTGTCTCGCTGCTGATAGACGGTGAGAGCCGCCGCATCCAGAATGCCCAGCGCCGCAAGGAGATTGCAAGAGAACTGCTGCTATAAAAAGCGGCCTCCTGAAAGCTCAGGAGACCGCCCATGATGAATGTTATCTTATCAATTTCATTTTATCATGGGAGGTAACGATATGCAAGGGTCGAAAGGCGAGCGAACAAGCGAAATTGCAGCAGCGGTGCAGGCGGGCGAGGC